CGACACATTCGGCTTTTGATAATTACTGCCATCTCTATAAGCAATATAATCACTTTCCGTGTTAAATTCTTTTAAGTATATCATATATTAAATTAATTTTATATATAAATATTAAAACAAAAAGGGAACTATTCAGATAGTCCACTTATTATTTAAATCGTCAGGATTAATTCTCTTTCTCCTTGGTCTCATGATTCTTTGTGGCTGAACAGGTACGTCAGTTACGTTAGTTCTAAACCTATCTCGTTGAGGTCTTCTAAAGTTCTGATTTCTGCTCCTAATTGCATTATTTTCTCTTCTGACTATCTCAATTTCTCTATCATTTAAAGGTTTCATTTCAGATATTGGTGCTAAACGACATCTACCATTGCCTGATATAATGGCAATTGGTCTTTGTCCGTCAATAATATTTCTATTCCAACCTCTATTAAACATAGCCAAAATGTCACTAACTAACATTCTCATTTTATTACCATTTGAAAAAGCACCATAATCATATGAATCTAAGTTATAGTTTGCTATTTGAATAGGTACTTGTGAAGTAGTTCCATGTTTAGAAAAAACGTTGGTTTTTGATAAAGTTATATTAACTCCATATATAGAGTTGGAATTCCTTTCCCACACTGAAACATCAACAGGATGGTTAGAAACACGCAAATATCCAAATCTTCTTTTACCACCAATAATCATTGGTAATTTTTCCACTGAATAGTATGAATTACCTAATCCACCACCTGGTTTCATATCTATACCAAATCGTTTCAAAGCCTTTACTATGTTTAAAACTGTTTGGTCTTCAGGATTATTCATGCTATATTCGAACAATTTAAGTTGTTGTTCTGTTATAATAATTCTTTTCATGCTTCGAATTCGATAATCATTTAAATAAGTTTTTTTTTTAAAAAAAATTCAAAAAGTTAGGCTTCAGTACCATAAAAAGATAACCTGTAGTTACGCACTGAATTCGCTAGTATCGACGCTATAACATTCAATTGTGCGAAATAAAGGTTCGATTCCAAATAACGTATGAGCGTTATCGTAGTTATTTCTTCCATCATTAGAAACGGTGAAATACTCCATATGTGTCTGACTAATCTGAACACCTATGTAATCACCCTTCTTGATGTCAACACCTAATTCGTCAAGTGTTTCTTGGTAAACACCAATTGTAAGTTTACCTGTTTTCATATATGTACCTAAATTCTTTGTTTTATCATAGGATTTCAATTCAGGTTCACTAATTTCATAAACGCAATGAATCTCTACAGGCGGTTTATATACCACTTGATTGGCTTGGGTCTCTCCATATAAAGCATCTGCATTTGTTTTGTCCAAGTCAACTTGATATAGCACAACAGTCTGATTCATATCTTGTTCAATATAGTTTTTACCTACTTCTCTTTCAAAGGCGAAATCTTCTTCAGAGTAAAACAGGTTATTCCTATTGATTGGTACTCGTCTTGGTATATTTTTATTAAAGTCCATATTAATAAATATCTTTTATCCTTAATAAAATTGTCATACTTGATTTGTTCAAGAAAAAAGTTATATTTTATATGAAATATAAAATATAATGGCAATATCATTAAAAAAGACAGAAGAAGCATATCAAATACTTAAGGATTATGATGGTGAGAATCCATACATCATAACTCTTAAAAATAACGTATATGCATATAAAATAGCCCAATTAAATGATTTCCAAGTTGAATTTATTCTAAAAAACTACAATAAAAAACCTATTTTGATAAATAAAGTGGTTAAAGTGGCCACTTGGTGGGGAGAAAAGAAAAAGGAAGAATGGGGTACTGATTTTACGCCTAAAAAACTGGTTATTGGTTGGTATATTGGAGATACAAGCACTACTTACATATTTTATGCCAAATATAGACAATCAGTTGAGGCTAAAATGATGTTCGTTCCAAAAAGTGCAATTTTAACTGATTTTCTATTAGAAGATTGGACTAAAAAAGAAATAGATTTTAGCCCTTATAATAAACGTAGTGGAAGAACTCTCTATCCTCATCAAGAAGACGCTGTAAAGTTCCTTGTAACACGTAAAAAGGCTATTTTAGCGGATGAGATGGGCCTGGGGAAATCGGTTTCTGCCATTGTTGCAGCACTTGCAGGTGGTTATAAGCACATTTTGGTTGTTTGTCCTGCTTCAGTTAAGGAAACATGGAAAAATGAGCTGAAAAACTACGTTGATGAAAAAGATATAACAATTGTTAATGGCTCAAAATGGGACGATGCGAAATTTACAATCATAAATTATGATATATTAAATTCATTCTATAAAATCCCAACACAAAAAATCAAAAAGAAGGAATTAAACGTAGATGATGATGGAAATATCGTAACTGAGGTAAAGGAAAGGGAAATTGTATCAAGAAATACTCAGGTTATTTCTGATGCAATGGATAAAAGTCAGTTATATAAGTCAAATTTTGACCTTTTTATCATTGATGAGGCTCATAGATTGTCAAATTCAACATCAGGACGCTTTAAAATCATTAAAGACCTTCTAAAAAGGAGTAAACCTGAGGGAATTTTTGAGTTAACAGGTACTATGATTACAAATGGAGCACACAACCTTTACAATTTGCTTAAAATTATTGGTTGTAGAGTCACTGACAATTGGGAAGACTACATGACAAAGTATTGTGGTGCTAAAGTTTTCTATAAAAAAGGTCCCAGAACGGCATATACTAACATTTTTCTAAAGCAACATGGCAAAAATGCTTGGGCTGACCTAACTTATGATGAAAAACGTCATTTAGATGAATATCTTGAAAAGAAATGTCCTAAGATTATCATACCAGGTGAAGATACTAATATGGACGAACTTCAAGAAATCATCAAACCATTTTATTTAAGACGTGTAACTAATGATTTAAAGAATATGGTTGAGAAAAGAGTGAAATTTCTTCACTATACTTTATCACCTGAAGAGGAGGCTTCTTATAATAATGTTTGGGAAGACTATCAGAATCAGTTGGAAACTGAAAAAGACGTAGAAAATTCAGAAAAATATAAGAAACTTATCGAAGGCAGCATCCTAAGGCAGTGGCTTGCTGATAAGATGATACCAAGAACGATTTCACTTGTCAATAAGTGCATTGAAAAGAATCACAAAGTTATTATATTTTGTGCATATGACAACGAAATTAATACTTTTAAAGAGGCATTTAAGAGCATATCAGTTTTCCATAATGGTAAAATTAGTTTGAAGAAAAAGAATGATGCCGTTGAGCAGTTTCAAAATAACGATAATATAAAGGTTTTTATTGGCAACATTCAAAGTGCGTCTGTTGGCCTGACATTAACGGCAGGAGATGTGGTTGTATTTAACAATTTCTCATTCACACCAAGTGATAACTTACAGGCTGAAAATAGAATACATCGTTTAAGCCAAACCAAACCTTGCACTGTTTATTATCAGTCTTTTAATGGGACTTATTTTGACCATATGCTTGAAATTGTTAGAGGAAAACAAAATGTTATCGACCAAATAATTGTAAGTGAAAAAGAAAAGTAAAAAAATGAACGAAGATTTAACTGAAAATAAACCTGTTTATTTATGTTTTGTAAATTTAGTAGGTCAAGAGGAAGATGGAAATTATAGATATGAATTCATATTTACTGATAATCCTGATGAAGTATGGGGTGATGATTTTGAATATAAGCCTTGCTCTATTGTTAATGGTTTAATGGTAGCAGAAGAATATAAGACTGAAACACATATAGTAAAAACAAAAATACAATTTTATTTAATACAAAACAGTGGTTGCTTCGGAATGCAAGATTGCATGGATGGTGTAGTTAGTTTATGTTTTTCTTTAGATGAAGATTTAAATCAGCCAATAATACTTAATTTTGGGGACACGTATGATGAAGTCGCAGAACAATTAGCCAAAAATAATATATTAATAAGCTAAGCAAATAAAAAAAAAAATAGATTTAATGAAAGCATTAACCACTGAAGAATTTATTAAAAAAGCTAAAGAAATACATCACGACAAATATGACTATTCAAAAACTATATATAAAAATGCGCACACAAAAGTTTGTATTATATGCCCTAAACACGGTGAATTTTGGCAAGAGCCTGCAAATCATTTATTAGGTAGAGGGTGTTACTTATGTGGAAGAGAGGAATCAGGCAAAAAACAAACAATGCCTATTGAAGAATTCATAAGTAAAGCTAAAAAGGTTCACGGCGATAAATATGATTATTCTAAAGCGAAATATGGGAAGAATAATGAGGAAAAAATATGTATAATATGTCCTGAACACGGCGAATTTTGGCAAACACCATCAGACCATTTACATGGCAACGGATGCCCTAAATGTGGCAGAATAAAAACTTTAAATTCCATTAGGCTAACAACTGAAGAATTTATAGAAAAGGCAAAAAATATACATGGAGATAAATATGATTATTCTAAAGTTGTATACAAAGGAAATAAAGAAAAGGTTTGCATAATATGTCCTAAACATCGTGAATTTTGGCAATTCCCATCAAATCATTTGTCAGGTAAAGGTTGTTTTGCTTGTAGGAACGAATTAAATAGTGCTAACAATACTTCATCAACTGAAGAATTTATAGAAAAAGCAAAAATTGTGCATGGAGATAAGTATGATTATTCCAAAGTAGATTACAAATCAGCTAAAGAAAAAGTTTGCATTATATGCCCTGAACATGGTGAATTTTGGCAACGAGCAACTAATCATTTATCAGGGTTTGGCTGCCCGATGTGCTTTAGAGGGAAAAGTTCTAAAGAATTAAAATTAAAAAATGAGTTAGAAAAAGATTTTATTAATGAAGAGATAATTTATCAAGCAAGACCAAATTGGCTAAAAGGACAGACATTTGACTTTTATTTCCCAAAACATAATTTAGCTATTGAATATCAAGGTGAGCAACATTTTTTTCCTATAAAACTTTTTGGTGGAGAAAAACAATTTAAGAAAAACTTATTATACGATAAAAGAAAAAATTTTTTATCAGCACAAAATAAATGTAAGATACTTTATTTTTCATATAAAAAATATGATGAAATTAAAAATTATCCTTTTGTTGTTTTAGCTGATTATAACGAACTTAAAGAAGAAATAAAAAAGTGTATATGAATGAATATTTAGTTTTTGTAAAATTATTAGGACGAGAAGAAGATGGTAAATACCGATATGAATTTTTTTTTAGTAATGAAAAAACTTGTCCTTTTAATGATGATGAAGATATTGATTCTATTTGTGGCTTACTAAATGATTTTGAAATAGATTTAAATAAAATTAATAAAATATGTATTGTGAAGACTACGATTGGATTTGACTTAATTCAAGATAACGGGTGTTTTTCATTTAAACAAGCAATGGACGGCGTAGTCAGCTTGTGTTTCGAGAATATTGACGACTACGATGAATATCCTGAAGATGGACGTTTGTTTTTTATGTTCGGTGAGACATTGGAAGAGGTTGAAAGAAAGTTAGCTATGAAGAATATTTTAATGACTTGACGAAATATTTATATAGAAACGTTTGAACAATGCAGTACTTCTACATACGACAAAATAGCACTTTACCAACATTACGTATGGAATTAATTGAAGATGGAAGACACGATTTTAGAAAATTCTATGAATCAGTCCAAAATTGTACGATTACATTCACAATGGTTAATGTTGATACCAAAATAACAAAAATAGCAAAAGCACCTTGCTATATCAAATTAAAAGAGGATGATGGGTGCGTTGATAAATATGTCATCTGCTATGATTGGAAACCACGTGACACTAAAGAAGCAGGTACATTTAAGGGTACGTTTGAATTAACTTTTGGGGAAATAAAATCAGATGAAACTGAATATCCGACAGGCAATTTAAATATGCCCGTTAGAGAAGATTTAACTATCGTTATTTTGCCGCAATAAAAAAAGGAAGAATTTTTTTTTCTTCCTTTTTTTTATTTCTATATCTACCAACGTCTACCTCTTATATTATATCTTAATGGGTCGTTTCGAAGAATTAAACATATTAAAAAGTAGATTGCCTACTTTTTGTACATTCACTCCTTGCAGTTTCCTGCAAGTTCCTTCGAAACGATAACAACACTTCCTTAACCTTCTCACGTTTAAGCTTTTTAGGCTCAAAAGCACCATTATCCAATTGTTTTAAGAGCGAATCTCGTAACACGGTTACAAGCACTCTGTTTCTTATGTTCTTAGCAGCATTAAAGTCCGCATTGTCTTTATGCCCGCATTTGACACATTCAAACGTTTCTTGGCTTGATCTATTTCTATCGTCAATACACCCACACACTGTGCACATTTTTGATGTATAGCTTGGCTGCACTGTTGATACTGCTATGTCATACTTTCTTGCTATATGTTCTACTTCTTGTTTCAAACTACTTAAGCCAAGAAATTTAATCTTACGATTATAGTTAATATCATCATTGCCCTTATCCTTAACATAGCATTTGCCAAATCCATTATCAAGGTCTTCCATCACGATATGACCAACACCCTGTGAATGCAATGTTTTGCACATATTGGCAATAAGTTGCTGCTCAGATTTAATCATCTTGGACTTTAAGGTGTCAAGCTTCCATTGCTTGCGTTTGCCAATCTTGTATTTTTTATTTTGTTCTTTCAGCCTATCAATGCTAAGAGATAACTTGCAGAAATCATTAACCAATTTTCTATCATAATCGTATGTTGTTTCATTTGACAAGCTAAATAAATTGTGCTTACAATTAACATCAATTCCTATAGTCTTTCCATTCACTTGTGGAATGTACCTTTCACCGTCCTTGCATAAATGAACGTTTACTCGATGTTTCTTTTCGTTAAAGGTAATGGTGTATTCATAATCATTAGTTTTCTTTCGATAATCATTCATATTTCCGTGCCATTCTTTGCTAAACGCTACAGGTATATCAAATGATTTTCTACTAAATCCACTAAGACTTATAAATGAATTGATAACTGAACCAAACCTATGATTATAATCAATTATTTTTTTCTTCCTGCATCTACCTCCAAAAGCTAAAGACTTAAACTCTATAGGATATTCAGCATAATGTTTAGCAATACGTTTCCTTTTTGACAAGGCAAGCTTATACAGTCGTTCAAAACCGAACTTATCACAACATCTTAATATGTTATTATAGAATTCACGTTTCTTCTCATCGCACTTTCCTATGTGACTTTTGATGTAATCTATTGTGTTTTCACTTCCATATCTTGCAAGATAAGTAAGACAAATTGACAATGGAGTCTTTTTCTTGTCAATTAATACTTTCTTCAAATCGCCTTTCTTGTGATCATTGGTATTACGTTTGTAGAATTCAAATCCATTAAATGTGGTTACATCAAATGTAAGTTTGCGTTTAATTGCATCAAATTTGTTCTGATAACAAGTGAATACTTGTTTGTATAACTGTTCATAAAAAGAACTTGGTATTGCATTTTTGAAATGGACTATCATTTCTTTTAAGAACTGAAACTTTGTGCAGTCAAGAAAATGCAATAAATTATCATTGACGTATTGTGATACAATATTTTTATGGTTTCGAATAAGCACAGCAAAGTCATATAACTCATCATATTTCTGACGAGTTAAATCCTTTGATTGAAAAATCTTTGTGTACTTACTCTGTATAATCATACTTTTAACTTTTCTTTTTTTATCAACTGATTCTTTTTGCAACAGTTCTTAAATCCTTAATTACTTGCTGCCATTTCAGCAAAACAATATCATGCTTACTGTGAACGCCATCAGTCATAACCTTATTAAGGTCATTCTGCAAATCATCAGCATAATTAATCATTTTTTGTGCCATGTTTTGGTCTTTGTATACATCAGCATACTCCATCAAATATCTCCTTGTTTCCTCTTTTATAATATGTTTAATCCTATTCATAAAATTTTCTAAACTATTATATATTATATAAATATCAATAGCACAAAAGAAGTTTTTATTGAAACATTTTGTTTTTTAACAGTTTTTAATATATATTTGTATTAATCAATCAATGATGTTCAGAATGCATCTAAAGATTGCGTTGAATAAACAATTTAAAATTACTCAAAATGAAAGAAATTACCTCGGAGGTAGTAAATACTTTCCTTATGGGGCATGACCCTATGGAACGTATTATCACGATTGAATGCGACTACCAAGATGAAAACGTTAGCATAGTATATGTTAACGAGAGTGGTGAGAAAAGGCTAAAACTTGATGCTTTTAAGCCTTTTGCGTGGGTTAAGCATAGTGCAGCCATTCGTATGTTTGAAGGAAATAGAGGCACACTAAAACGTAAACTTAGAGAGTATGGCATAACCATTAAAGCACTTAAGACATCAAAGGATGGCAAGCCTGCTCACGAACGGCTTGAAAATGGCTACAAGTATCTTTATCAGGCAACAAGAAGAATGAGTTTTCAGACTTTCTTGATGTTCTTCCAAGAAGCAGGTACTCCTATCTATGAAAGAAAGAAAAAGAATTCTGATGATGTAACTGATGATAAGGAAATTATGACTTGCTCTCCTGTTGAACAATATATGATTTCTACAGGTAGACGATTATTTAAAGGATATGCCAACTACGATGATTTGACTCGTATGTCTTGGGATATTGAGACTCAAGGACTTGACCCAAACGTTGATAGAATTGAGCAAATCGGTATTCGTACCAATAAGGGATTTGAACGTGTCATTACAGTTGAGGGAGAGACCGAAGAAGAGAAAAATATTAGTGAGTTAAATGCTATTGACGAGTCCATTAGAATAATGGCTGAGCAGAAACCTGACACTATTTTTGGCCATAATACTGAGCAATTCGACTGGAACTTCTTTATTGTACGTGCCAAGATTTTGGGTTCAAGCATTGAGGAAATTTCACTGAAGTATTTTAAGCATCCAATTTATAAACGTAAGAAAGAGGCTATTCTTAAATTGGGTGGTGAAATGGAAACATATTACCCAACTATTATGTGGGGTCATAATATCTTAGACTCAATTTTTGCAGTAAGACGTGCAATGGCACTTAATTCTGATTTTGAGTCCGCAAATTTGAAATATGCCACACGATTTCTTGACTTAAAAAAACCTAATCGTGTATACGTACCAGGTAATGAAATTTCAACTGTATGGCACGTTACAACTGAAGATTACGCTTTTAATGATGAAGATGGAAAATGGTATAAAATAGATGAAAAACACCCACTAAAAGATGGCTACACGCCTAAATCAGGTAAATATATTGTAGAACGTTATCTTCTTGATGATATTTGGGAGGCTGATAAAGTAGAGTTGGCACTTAACGCTTCAAACTTCGCTTTGGCCAAAATGCTTCCAACAACATTCCCTCGTGTTTGCACAATGGGTACTGCTGGTATTTGGAAACTTATTATGCAAGCTTGGAGCTATGAAAATGGTTTAGCAATTCCTGCAACTGTTCCAAAGAGACGATTCACTGGTGGTTTGTCACGACTATTAAAAACAGGTTATTCAAAGAATCTTTGCAAGAATGACTTCAACTCACTTTATCCGTCAATCACATTGACTTGGAATATTCAGTCACCTCTTGACATTGATAACATTATGCTTCATCTTCTTGAACATATTCTTACAGAACGTGAAAAGTTGAAAGCAAGAAAGAGTGAATATGGAGGTAAGGCAAAGGCTACTAAGAAATTAATTGAAAAGTATAAGAAAGAGGGCAAAGACACCTCTGAATTGATGGCAAAATTGCAAAAACAACTTGCTATCAAACAGTCAGCAGATAGTCAGCAGTTGGCTATGAAGGTGATTGGTAACTCATTCTTTGGCTCTTATGGTGCTTCTAACTTGTTCCCTTGGGGAGATTGCGATTCAGCAGAAAATGTTACTTGTATTGGCCGTCAGTCACTTCGTCTTATGATTTCTTATTGCAAGAATATTGGTTATGAACCAATTGTAGGTGATACTGATGGTTTCGACCTTAAGATGCCAGATAAATTTAGATATACTGAAGAACATCCTTATATCGGTAAGGGTATTAGTCGAAATGTAAAGAAAGACCAAAAGTATGTTGGCCCTTATGCTGATATGGCTGAATTTGAGGAGAAATATTTCACCAAAGGATTTGACGGTGGTATTCTTAAGATGGGTATTGATTGCGAGGAAATCATTTCCGCAGGCATTAACTTTGCTCGTAAGAACTATGCTTGCTTGTTCCCTGATGGAAAGATAAAGAAAGTTGGTAATACTATTAAGTCTCGAAAGATGTCAGGTTTCTTGCAGAAGTTCCTTGAAAAGGGTCTCGACCAATTGCTTCACGAAAAGGGTTACGAGTTCTTGAATGACTATTACAATTATATTGACGATATTTACAACTATAGAATACCTATTAAGGATATTGCTTCTAAGGGTAATATTAAGAAAAAATTAAGTGAGTATGTAACTGATACAAAAACTCTTACAAAGGCAGGTAGTAAAAAGTCTCGTCAGGCTTGGTATGAGTTGGCACTTAAGAACAATATGGATGTCCATATGGGCGATTCAATTTATTATATCAACACTGGTGCTAAAAAATCAGACTCAGACGTTAAACGTATCACGCATCAGTATGTTAAACTGAATGGTGAAGAGGTTGAGCTTAACGCAAAGATTACTCGCCAACTATTAGAGCCTGAGTGTGACAAGGCTAATATTCTTTATAAGAACCTTAAAACAAAGGAAAAGAAAGAAATGCTTAAGAAGTATGTCACTCGTGAGGAAGATGAAATCATTCTTAATTGTAAGTTAGTTCCTCAGAAAATAGTTGATAGCGAGAAAGATATACTTTGCTCACAAGCAGAAGAACTTGGTTTTGGCTCTATTGAATACAATGTTGAAAAATACATTGACCAATTCAATAAGCGAATCACACCTCTTCTTGTTGTATTCTCAAAGGACATTCGTGACCAAATATTAATCACAAATCCGAATGATAGAAAGTATTTCACTGAAGAGCAGTCTAAACTTGTATCAGGCGAACCTTATGCTGACGAGGACGAGGATAAGTATGATGTACTTATGACACCTGAAAGAAAGGAAATTGAGTTTTGGCTTAAAATGGGTAAGACCCCTCCTTTCGTTAAGGAAATTGGCCAAGATTGGGATGGTTTGGTTGCTAAGTATAAGGAAGATATTAAGGCTGAAAGCAGTCAGTTGTTCCAAGAGGAAAATCAGAAATACTTGGACGCTCTTAACAATCTTTCTGATAGCGAAATCAGAAATTTCGAAGACACAGGCGCACTACCAAGTTCCATTACAAGTATTGTAACTATGGGTTCTGATATGCACTTCTACTTTAAGAAAATACCTGACAAAGTTCCTTCAACTGGTGGATATGTGTTCGATGATATAAAGTCAGAATTCACTAACTTAGATTAAAAATAAAAAAGGTGGGGAAAATCCTCACCTTTTTTTGTGCTTAATCAATTTTGGCCTTCATATTCTCCGCAATCAAGTGATGTTATGTTTCCTTGAATAACTACTTGTCCATTTGTGTTTGTTTTAGTAGTAAATTTTACATTGTGGTCTGCATCGCCTGTGGTATCGAATGTGTAAATCTTAGCCAAATCAGTCAATGGAATTTCAATGTTATTACCATCTTTGGTGATAACTAATTTGGTTTTAGAATTATCGAGTGAAATATTAGTTATAGCGTCTCCTGAGAGTTTAGAAATCTTATCGTTCAAGTCATTCGCACTCGCCGCAGTAACCTTTTCATTATCAACAATTATGTTAACAATCTTCTTGATTGCATTGTTGATAGTATCTCCCGTTGATGGTGCTTCAGAGTTCGATTCACCATCATAGTTCTCGCCCAAATAAATTGAATCGCCACTAATCGTAACGTTTACTCCATTTCCGTCTCTAACACCTCTAACACCATTTACATTTACGTTTGAAAGTGTATTTTCAATACTTTTAATCTCAGCCTCAGTTGCTATTTTATGCCAATTGTTAATGTTGTTAGCTGGCATATGAATCAACTGATACAAACCATTTTTAGTTGAGTCAGGGTCATCAACTACTGAAACTACGATACCATCATAAAACACGTTGTCACCTTGTGATGCTTGGGTTAAACCAGTATACTCAGTAACTACAAGTCTTGCATCAAGTGGGGTTGCTTGGTTGACGTTGAAACCAAGAGCCAAATAAACTTTATTCTTGTTTTTTATATATTGTGATACTGCCATTTTATTATATTTTTACCTTTTATTAATTAATTTGGAATTCCACACGTGCAGCGCCTGTACCATCGTTACCCGTTGAGCCTTTCTTATGTTTCAACAAGTCGCAAACATATGTATTACCTGCAGCATCTGTTAATGTTTTGCCATTTGGGGTCAATTCCCAATCCGCAGTGTCATCACCATCATATTTGCCAGAAACTGCATTATATTTCATAATACTACCCTTCTTACCGTTCCAAACAGCGTGAGGTACTAAAATCTGATAGCCACCACCTTCAGTAACTTTACCATTTGCATCTACTGTTTCTTTTGTTTTAAAATCAATAGTCATGCCCTTGAAAGCTTTCATATTTAATTTAGCGATAGTATTAATATTAGTATTATTTGCGCCTGGTTTATAATATGTTGTAACTGAAGTTGTTGCAGCGACACTACCTGCTGGATGTGGGTTTGCACGTGTTGTAGTTGAAGTTGCTGCGGTATTTGCGAACACCTCATTACCGCTATTACCCTTTGAATCGTGTAAAGTATTACCCTGCGCATAATTTACTGTACCTGTGAAAGTGTAACGTCCAAAACCTGTTAAATTCAAAGATGATCCGAAATTAGTCGAAGTCCCACCATTAAAACTATATGTAATTGACCTTGAAGTTTCACCACCTGTATCAGCAGTAATTGCCAAGTTCCCACTCTCCATCAAAACTTGTGCACGACCTTGTGTGTACCCCAATTTAAATGCTCCAACATTGGGAATTGAAGTACCTACCTCAACTTCAGATGAATTAGTTGGTACTGAAATAGAAACATAAGGGTCATTTAAGATTGTTGGATAAATTGTCTTAAACAACATCGCATCAATCAATTTTGATAATGTATATCTCTTCAACTCAGCAGCAGTCGTACCTGCTTTAATATCACCAATACTTACTGAAACCTTCTCATTATCCTTAGAAACAGGTGTGAAGAAAAGTCTGAAGAACTTATTGCCATCATTTTTCATATCAACCTTATAGTTGTCAGTAGTATTATCACTATAAGTTGTAGCAGTAACTAATTCTACACCATCTGCATATTTTAAAGTATGGTCAATAAAATATTGTATTTCTTCGATTTGCTTTTCAAGGCTCTTTACATCAATGGTGAACAACTTATTTTTACCGTCCTTCTTGGCATAAATACCAACAATGTAGGCTATATTTTCTGCTGTTTGGCTATCACTATTATAGAATGCGGCCGCCATTATCTCACCATCAGCATAACTATCCTCGTACTTCTGTAGATTAGCCAAAGCAGTCGCACGATTCTTGAAAATTATGTTGAATCTCTTAAGTTGTAATTGTCTCATTATATTTAATAATTATATTCTCTTATTATTAATAAATAGTGTAAATCTTACCAGAAGTTTTCTGGTAAGATTTATTTTTTATTAGCCGTTTATGTTATCGTCACCTTCCATCATTCCATAATCAATAGAGCCGCCGAAATACAAGCCATTAATACTATTTCCAAGTTCAATTTGTAAACCGTTTGATTTAGCCTTTATAATTTGAAGCAAGTTACCTTCATAATTATTTGCGTTTGGTATTTCAGTTCTTGTTAATTCAGACTCGTCTTGACCTTTGGCAACTGATAATCTAACGTCAGCCTTAAGCAATGAAGCATAAGTATCATCATCCTTCTCGGTGAACACATTAACTGAATAAGTCTTACTACCTAGCATTAAGCTATTGATTGATTCATCAACTTTTGATACCGCATTTGCAAGTTTATCATCAGCATCAGTCAGTGAAGTTGCACCTGAAATATAAGGATTGTTAGAAGGGACATACTTACCTTCTCCATCCAAACCAACAGATCTCTCAATATTGTTGATTTCTTCCTTATCACCATCATTTTTAGTTGACAAAGACTTAGTAGTTGCACTTAATGCACTAATATCATTTAAGATACTAGAAGCATCTGCATACAAAGCACCCTTACCATTTTGGGATACAGTTTTAAGAATATTTCCTGCGACATTATTAGCGATGTTAACGTCACCCTTAATCTTATTAACTGAAACGCCATTTTCTGAAGTAGCTGAAACTGTAATTTCGATAGGTGTGTTAGATGTTTCGTCTGCCTTAGTGTCCTTAATAAGGTCTGTAAGGTTAACATTTACAGTAGTGGCACTGCTTTCTTCAGTTGTATGATAAACAATGTTTAAATAGTGAGTAGATTCATCATAATTGATACTATCAATGAACGAAGCACTATTAAGTTTCTGAGTTAATACTGGTTGACCATTAAGTCCATTGATAGTCAATGTGTTAGTCTGAGCATTATATCCTGCGCTGATATCGCCTACATATAAGCCATCAGCATTAGCTACGATTCTATTCTTATCACCTGAAGCGATTTTAACGTCAGCAGCAATTTTCTTATCTTTTACGCTAACAGTAGCAGTTTTAGTTGTATTGCCAACAAGTGTGATGTCACCAACTTCATTATCAACATAGGTCTTAATTGCGCCACTCAAACTAACGTTCTTTGCGTCAGTATAATCTTTAGCTTTTCCTAATGCATCAGAAGCCTTTGTATCAGCATAAGCCTTAACCTGGTTAGCCGTAGTAGTAATAAGACCTTCTAACCTATTATCATTATTTTCTCTAGCAGTACTCTCAGCAGTAATATTTGACTGAAGATTAGTGTCAGCCTTACTTCTTTCTGAAGCTTCATTGTTAATATTTGCCTGAAGAGTAGTATCAGCGGAAGTTCTATATGAAACTTCATTGTCAATATTTGTCTGAAGAGTAGTGTCAGCCTTAGCTCTATTTGAAACTTCTTTGTCAATAGTTGACTGAAGATTAGTGTCAGCAGTTACACGGGCACTTGTTTCATTCTTTAAATTGGTGTTGATGAGGTCATCAGCAGCGGTTCTATCCTTTGTCTCTTTGTCAACTTTATTGTTAACATCAGTGATAGCTTTAGTTCTTTCACTAGTCTCAGTGCCAATCATTTGGCTCAAGCTAGTTTTAGCCTGACTAATCTCGTCCTTAGAAGTCTGCCTTAATCTATCAGCATAATTCTTTGAATTTATTTCAGCATCAGAAGCATACCCTTGTGATTTTGTATCAGCATCACTAACTTTATTATCAGTGTAAGCATTAGAGGTTGTAACCGCCTGATTTACTGTGTTTGCACTAAGGGTAGACAACTCATCGTGCAAAGTGTGGTCATAGGCTTTAAATCTATTATCGGTATAAGCGCTAGCCTCACTAATGCCATTTTCCTTAGCGGTATTGATTTCGCCCTTAATTAAGTCGTGAACTGAATTAGTATATGTTTTAGCGCTTTCTATCGCCCCAGTAGCCTTTGTATCAGCATAGCCCTTAACCTCGTTAGCCGTAGTAGTAATAAGGCCTTCTAACCTATTATCAGCATTAGTTCTGTCTAAAATTTCAGTGTTAATATTTGACTGAAGAGTAGTGTCAGAGGCAGTTCTATTTGAAACTTCATTGTCAATATTTGTCTGAAGAGTATTGTCAGCGGTTTGACGGGCACTTGTTTCACTCGCTAACTTGCTATTGATGAGGTCATCAGCAGCGGTTCTAGCACTTGTCTCTTGGCTAACTTTATTGCTAACATCAGTGATACCACTAGCTCTTTCATTGGACTCGCTGATAATCATTTGCTGCAAGCTAGTTGTAAGCCCACTAATCTCATCCTTAGAAGTCTGCCTTAATCTATCAGCATAATTCTTTGAATTTATTTCAGCATCAGAAGCATACCCTTGTGCCTTTGTATCAACACCACTAACTTTATTATCAGTGTAAGCACTAGCGGTTGTAACCGCCTGATTTACTGTGCTTGCACTAATGGTAGACAACTCATCGTGCAAGTTGTGGTCATACCTTTCAAGTTTATTATCAGTGTAAGTATTAGCCTCACTAACGCCATTTTCATTAGCAGTATTGATTTCGCTCTTAACTGTATCGTGAACTGAATCGGTATAGCTTTTAGCATCTACAAGAGCCTTATCAGCAGCAGCCTTAGCCTCTTCTGTTGCAATACCTCTTGCAGACTCATTAACTTTATCACCGCTTACGTAAAGACCCTTCATTTCCTCATCATAAGCAGTCGTTGTGACCAACTTAATCAAGTTGTCTGTGTAATTACCTTCAGTAGCAAGAACAACATCACCTGATAATTCATCAGTGCCATTTACACTATGTTGAGTCCTGACTAATCTAACGCTATGGCTATTGTTGTTTGTTTCCCACTCACTCAATACATCAGTAATAGGAATTTCAAGGGTATTTGTTTCACTTAAAGAAGCATTTGACTTGTAACCAATAACGATTACCTCACGTGCTTTGTCATACCTCATGTATTCAATTACTGAAACTGAGTTCAATTGAATCTCCCTCTTATGAGTGTCGTTATTAGTATCAGAAATAATAATGACATTTCTATTAGCATCATAATCCAATGAAGCATAAAGACCATTATTACCATCAACTAAAATGGTATTCTTTTCTTTTGAAGAAACCTTAACATTAGCAGTAACTGTATGTGATGTTACATCAGCATTCTTGCTCATTGCTACAGTATCGGTATCACCAACCTCAAAATGAGCACTTCCGCTTACTGCATCAATCTTGTCGTCTAATGCATCAGCTTTTTCAAATAAAGTACTTGCACTGTTTGTCAGTTCTAAATTTTTTGCATTTGATGTTTCAGCCGAACTTGTCAGATTTGCGGCCTTACTTGACAATTCTTTTATATTTGCATCAGCAGTAGTTGCAGATACTTCTAATCTGTGAAGTCTGTTTGTTACAGTATTTTCAGCAGTATGTGAATCATTATTGCCGATATAATCATCGCCTAATCCGTTATACAGATTTGTAATATTTGTATTTGCAGTTTCAGCAGATTCTGTAAGTGTTTCAATAGACTTTTTAAAATTCTCATCAGATTCTTTCCTTTCAGAAATTTCATTATCTACCTTTCCACTTAATGACGTGAACTTGTCTGTTATAGTCTCTGTCTTTAATGTAGTAAAGCCTGAACCAATAGTACTGTTTATTGTATCAACAGAAGAGCTTAATGCTTTTTCTGCTGATACGGATCTGTCTGACTCAGTTTGTAATTCATTTTCAATCCTCTCAAATGCAGACTTAACAGTCTCTCCTTTTTCAGTATCATATACAATGTTGTCAGCAGTACCCCTAACGTAAAGTTTATTATCTCTTTCTTCAAGAATCTGGTAATTATCATTAGTCTTCGCAGTCAACTTAACGTCAGCAGTTAAGACATCCTTATCACCATGCTTTATTTGTTTATTAAGCTCAACATTGTGACCGTCACTATTTGTTACCCAATCATCAAGCAATGTAGAAAGGTCAATATCAGTCAGATGAACTTTGCCTTCCTCATCCTTGTATCTGATTGTAATTTTCTCATTTACAGTATCATAAGAGATGTCGTCAATGAATGCAGCGCTATTAAGTTTGAACTCCTTACTTACAATTTGACCATTATTGTCTGAACGTTTGAAAACAAGTATGTTAGTTTCCTTTTTATACTCCACATCAACATTTGCTGCGATACCATTGTAGTTACCATTATTCGCATAGTCCTTAAAGATGATATTGCCTGTGTATGCTGAAGAAACCTCAGTATTAATAGCTTCAATAGCCTCTTTAACATTCTTGCCATCCTTGAAAAAGATATTATCAGCAGTACCCTGAACGTAAAGGTTTCTACCATCATCTGTCTTTTTAAGAATGTTATGCTCCTTATCAGGAGCAATTCTGACATCAGCCTTAAGTACATCCTTCCAATGGTCTTTATTCCTATCGTCCATGTCAGTGTTCTCGTCAGTGTGTCTCTCCTTTGTTAAAACAATTGGAGTTTCAGAGTTCTCTTCTTCAGTTGTCCACTCATCAATAAGGTCATCGACATCAACCTCAGTTGTTGTGCCATCAGTAAATGTGAAAACGATTGCTTCCTTACTAATGTCATATTTACCGCTCTCAATTACAGGAATTGAGAATGTATTAACGTTTTCATTAACTTGGAATGTGAAAGTATTTGTCTTATCATCGAACTTAAGATTTACATAAGAATAAAGGCCATCCTTATTTGTCTTGATGATATTCGTGATATTACTACCATTAATAACAACCTCCTCAGGAACTTTAACATTACCCTTTAAAGCAGTACTATCTTCAGTCTCGATCTTTTCTAAATCCAAAGTATCAGTATCAACTACCGCAAAGGCAAGTTTAGCAAGAGCATGTTCGATTTCATTGTATTTCTCTTGAATATCGTCCTTAATACCCTGAGCATCAATTATAAAATATGATGTATCAAGCGTTGGCTGACTTGTGCCTGAGCCAGTAGCACCAATTGCAAGAATTACATTTGGCTCTTTCTCATTACCATATCTTACCACAACAGGTTCTGCAAATAATGAAGGACGTGTTATTCGCAAACCATCCAAGAATTCGATTGCTTTCTCTCTTGTCTCGAACAACTCACTTTTATGCAGAAATTGTAATCTATTAATCATTGTCTTAATATATCTTTCTATATTATTTTATATCTCACCGAAATTTCCATCGAAATTAAGGGTGATATTGTTTTCTTCATTACCATCATAAGAAGGAATTACTACACTACCATTAGCTGGAATAGTACGAAGACCGCCCTTATGAATTAAACCTTCAATTCTCTTTTCTTCAGCCTTTGCACGATTTTCTTCTGCGTCAATAGCATCTGATAATACCTCATCAGCAGTAATTCGTTCCTGCTTCTCAGTTTCTATGGCACCAGATAAAGCCTCATCAGCTGCAATTCTAGCTTCAGTCTCAGTTTCGATAGCACCTGATAATGCTTCGTCAGCAGCAATTCGTTCCTGCTTCTCAGTTTCAATAGCGCCAGATAAAGCATTGTCAGCAGAAATTCTCTCTTCAGTCTCAGTTTCGATAGCGCCAGATAAAGCATTGTCAGCAGAAATTCTCTCTTCAGTCTCAGTTTCGATAGCGCCAGATAACGCTTCGTCAGTAGCAATTCGTTGCTGTTTCTCAGTTTCTATTGCACCAGATAAAGCCTCGTCAGCAGCAATTCTCGCTTCAGTCTCAGCAGAAATCTTATTATTGATGTTTAAAATAATAGGATTAAGCTTTTCCCATACTTTACCAAAAACAAGTTCATCTGTAGCCTTTAATTCACCTTTAACCAATCTGAACTCAGTATCTACATCATATATAAAATCTTTACCATTAAGCTCTCTACACTGCTCATTGTTAATGACAATTACGCCACCTTCAGGCATAATCTTTCTCTCCCAATCTTCACCTGTCCACTCATTAATCACATAAACGTTATGAGACTTTGTATTGTAAGAGTCATTATAGTCTCTATACTTAATATGATTTTTGTCAGAAACCTCAAGATCAACATTTGTCTTAGTCCAAATAGCAAAGCCGTGCTCAGAATTCATTGAAGGAAGTAAAAGTTCTTCATAATACTTTCCACCAATGTAAGCGCTTTCCCTTGCATTGCTACCGTTATAATCCTTTACAAGTCTTACTGAACGATAATCAAATGGACATTCTGCTGACTGCCATACGCCAGCCTTATTGTACATAAAAGTTTTAGTATAATAATCACTTTGTACATCAGGCATAGTCTGTGTGTTTGTCCAGAAACTTGCATATTCACCAAATTTCTGAATCTGACCACCCTTCTCGTATGCAAAACCACCAGGTAATGCTGAGAATCCGTATTTATTTGTACCCTTAGTATTGATAGGCTTCTCTGAAGGTACTACCTCATCAAAAAGATAAGCAGTATCGTCAGTAATTCCGCTTGTAGCAGGGTCAAAAGGCCAATCATTTGCAGTCTTCAGTTCTTTACCTGCAATCTTACCAAGTTCTACGTGGCAATCGGGTAATTGATGGCTTCTATAAGCGCAAGGTTCAATAGCATTAAGCAAATTGTCCCAATCTGTCTTAGTAGGAATTCTCCAACCATTTGAAAGTTTAGCCTCTAACTCTTTGACACCATCTATATTGTAAAGATAACCATAGTCATCAATTTTTTCTAATGTAAGGTATCTATCTCCAAGTTCATTATTTGTTGGCAATGATTCACCATTGGTCATATCCTTCAAGTCAATAACTGGTCTATAATGACCAGTTTGTTCAACGGGGTTGAGAGACAATGGATTACCATCTCTACCATTACCTATGATAGTTCCATCAGTAATTGCTTCAGTCATAACATAATTACCAATGTTGTCTTTTGTTACGAGTCCTCTAATTGTTGACTCGTATGTCTCCCCATCTTCATCCCAAGTGAACTTAAGAACACCTGAACCAGTGCAACCGCTATCTTCGAATGTTACATCGAAATTTGATGTCAACCCTTGCCAAGCACAAGACATATCGGCTTGCAGCGTCTCGCCGTTATTTCTTGTGAGAGTTAAGACTTTCGCTTCACAATCGAATTCAGCGCTTTTAATGTCCTCATCCTTAAGATTCAAAAAGTTGCCATCTATTTCATTGACTGTCAATCTGCAATTTTTTGTTACATCTTCAGAATATGGAGATACAAGTTTGTAAAAATACAATCCCTTCATATTATTATTATTGTTTCGCTTATTTGTTAATAAATAGTTTTAAAAACAACAAAAAGGTGAACTCCTTAAAGAAATTCACCTTTTTGTCAATATCAATCTGTATTGTTTTTCTTTTCAAAATTGTAATTACTTAAAATGTTGCCATACTCCAATCCACAGTCATAGAATTTGAATGATTTCATATATCCAATGAATGAACCAGCAAAATATTCCTCTAGTGGATATACTCTTGTCGGATTCAGCATATAATTTGGTAATATTGTCTCGGCCAAGCCTTGTGTTCCCCCACCTAAAGAGATGTTATAAGGGACACCTTCTTGCTTGACATATTCTTCATTCAATGGTCTCAAATTTAATTTAGGTAATTCCTTAGTTATATATACAAGTTTGCCATCAACGTAGAAGTACATTTTCATTGTGTCTAACGTTGGAATTATCTTAACGTGTATTGTTTGCCACTTGCAGTCTTTTATCACGTTAGGGAACGAATAACCCTCTTCTATGGCAGTTTTATCATCACCTTCCTTATTACAATCTATTGTCAATAATCTATATCCTATTTCACCGTCATCAGTAATGCGAAAAGCCAAAGCATTATTGTATAAATCACCATAAAAATCTTGATAATCGTATTGATTATTAACCTTATCCCTTAATTGGTCTATGTTATCAACTGTATACCCAGTGCAAGTCCTATTCATCAAAATGAACAAGTTATCTCTGAATTTTGTCTTTTTTCCATACACTTCCATTTGTGTACCTTCAATCCAATTATTCGTAGTGTATCCAGTGCAAGTCCTATTGAACAACAAGAATTTGTTATCAGTTGTAAAAAGCAAGCCTTTATTCGCCTCTTTTATTGAGATACCATTTGTTGTTTGGTAATCAAAATCTGATATATCCAATTCTGGCTCAAAATAATCAGTATCATAACCTAAGCCATCAAAATCTGAAATGAAATAATCGTCACCAAATAATAAATCTTGATTATCAGAACCTTTACCTAAATTGCTTTCAGTGTTTGTAACATCTCTTCCTTTTACCTCAGTGTATTTACCGCAGCCGCAAGAAGAGCAACGGCATCCTCTATAGAAGGTTCTAATCTCTTTTTGCTTAGGTGTTTCTTCCCAATCACAACACCAACTATCAAAGTTGTTATGCGGTAAATTCTCATCTATAAGTTTAGGCTTACTTGGGAAATCAGCGAAATCTTCAAGGCCAAATATCTCATCATCACAATCCTTTTCGTAATACTTAGGATCATAATAATTGTAATTTGTATATTCCTCTACATAATCATCAAAAGTCTCCTCAAAATAAGGTTCAGGGTCATAGAAGTTACCAATTATATAGTCGTTTTTATCAATGTGTGAATCTTCTACATAATCATCAGGTGATAAAGTAAAGCAATCGTCTTCAGGATGATAAAGATAAACCCATTTATTTTCAGAACGTGTACCAATGTAAAAAAATATTCCCTTATTGTTTGGGTATTTATCATTTAAAGTTTTTGTTGATTCAGCTTCTAAATCACACTTCTTTAATTGAAATTCAAACTCCCAAGGGGTATTATCTATCATTTTGTTAGGTAAAATCTGATATTTATCACATTCAGTCTCAAAAAATCCTTGATAGAAGCCTCCATTTAATTTTATTTGGCAATCTTCAACATGTAAAGGATATTCATACTGAAGTGTGTTCCCACTTACTGAGTGAAGTTTTAAACGTAAATCATCACCTTCAAGTCTAAATGAATTGTTTTGGTATAAATTCCAGAAATCTTCGTTAGATATTCTATCCTTTCTAAATCTGAATAAGCCATTATCACTTCCAGTGTATGATATGTTATATAAGGTATTATCTATTGATGTGGCATCATCCCATGCGTAATCTTTAGTGCTGAATAACCAAGTATCACCACTAACGCATTCATCTTTACAAGCATCAATGTAAGATATTAGACAACCATCGTACAAACCACTACCGAATGAATATCTTCCGTATCTATCTTTATCTACGAAAAAATCCCAATACTCATCTTTGTTTATCATTAGTCTAATATTATGTAAATTGTTTTCCCTTAAGTTAGACATTACTAATAGCCATTTTTGTATACCAATAAATATTTATTTTTAAATAAAAGGTCTTATATGAAAGTAATTAAATTAACAGAATCTCAGTATACTAGATTGTTCGAAATTGATGGCGAAGCACCAACTTTAGACGATAATAACGACACATTAGAATACCCTACAGGCATTTCTAACACTGCACCTATTCACGATGAAGATGGTAACATCAAGAAGGGTTCAGAGCCAAATACTGATGATGTCGCTAGTAGCCTCACATATCAAGGTTTTCTAGGAGGCATTAACTCGCACAATAACGCTTTAAACTATTGAATATGGCACTTTTTATAGACGAAGCAGTTGATAGTAAATTAAGTAAGAAAACTACTGTAATCCCTAAACAAATACACGATTTAGCCTTGAAGATTAAAGGTGAGTATGCCAACAACAAAACACAAGACGGTTATAAGACCGTCAATAGATTGTTAGACGCATCTTACAACAAGGGTAAAAAGAAGGATAAGGGTATTTCAGCAAAGGAAGATAACGCACCTAAATTGGATAAGAATGATGGTCTCGTTAAATTCCCAACTTCTGCTGCACGTAAAATGGTTATTGACTTAAAGAAGGAAAAGAATTTCATTGACCCAAAAGCAAAAGAAACCATTATAAATTATTTGCAATCAGATGTCAGAGCAAAGGAAAGTGCAGTAAAAGATAATAACACTGTTCCTAAAGTTCCAAAGGCTGCTAAACCTATTGATGCTCAAAAAGCAGTAGCACCTAAGCAAGTTAAAGTTGGAAACGTTAATGTAACAGTTAGGGAATCTAAAAAGACCATTAGGATTAACGAAGAACAATTATTATTGCTAAAATAACAAGGAAACTATTTATTATTAAAATAAAATATTTAAAATTTATAAAGATTATGTCAACAATTAATGAGAATGGACAAACTTGTCTTGAATTGAGAGGTATAACTGAAAGACAAAACGAAATTGTACGTTCAGACTATAATATCGAAGACCAATATGGTCCAACACACAAGGATGCTTTAAGCGATGGCGATGCTCTTGGTAAGGGTACAGGTCACGGAGGTCACACTGCATGGTTACCTGATTGCTCTAAGCCAACCAATATGATTGATTATTCTAACTTCGACACTTTCAATGGTGGTGGTATCTATGATATTGAAGGTAGAAATGATATTGGTGGTCGTAAAAAGGCTATGGCTTCTGAACTTTACAATAACGAAAATCAATATGGTGCTGACCTTATTAAGACTGCTGAGAACGTATCACAAGGTCAATACTTCATTGGTCAAACAACAAAGAATCTTTAACTAATCAGGATATGAGTCTAAACTTATACACAATTTTAAAAAGCGTATTAAATGAATCAATAGATCAAAACAGTGTATCAAATGCTATTGAGAACAGAACTCGTGTCCTTATAGATTATAGTGATGAAAATAATAATGCACCAGGTCAAAGACTTATCGAGCCTTATGCTTTAGGTATAACAAAGGCAGGAAACTTGGCATTACGAGCATATCAGTACCAAGGTGCTACATTAAGGGGTATACCTAAATGGAAGTTATTTAGGCTTGATAGAATCAATAAATGGAAACCTTTAAAGAACTCTATTTTTGAACTTGAGCCTAAAGACCAAGGTTTTGATGCACCTGCTTATAACGAAAATGGCGATAACACTTTAGTTTCAGTCATTACTCAAGTACATTTTAATAAAGGGGACGAAAATCTCTATCAGCCTTCTTTGGATAAACTGAGAAAACAAACTGACCAATTGGTTAATCATAGCAATGCGCTTGATTTGTCCAAACTTAAAACAATGCCAAGTGGACCTATTAGACAAAAGAAGAATAATATTTACACTTCTCGACCTAATAGTAAGAAATATGCCCAATATAGGCAAAATCTTGCAGATACCGAAAGAGATGCTGATGAAATGCAAAAGTATTGGGGCGATTACGATAGAGCAGAACAAGAAAAACAAGCCCAACAACGTCAACTTCACAAGGATGATGATTTAGACAATTATCGTGGTCCAATCAAAGATTTTGATGATGAGGATTATGACGATGAAGATAATGATTACAATAATTTAAAAAATGGCAGGAGCAGATACAATTACCGCTTTAGATAGTTCAGCTTTTGAAACTATTAAACAAAATGCAAGAAATAGCAAAGCACGAAAGTTGATACATCAGGATGCATTACAAGATTCACATATAATTGCTGAGAGACAAAGGGATAGAGGTAACTTCTTAAAGAATTCCAAATCTCTTGCAGGCGATGCTTTTGATATGATGGAGGATAGTTATTCAACTTCATCAAATAGAAGTGCTGTAAATGAGGAGGTTGGCCAAGCAGGTGTTCAATACGACCAAATGCTTGAGCAGAGAATGGCTAAATTACAACAAGGGGTAAATCAGCAACAAATGTCAGGTGGTTTAGGCTTAGTTAATCAAAATAGATTGATACAAGAGGAAGCACCTCGTGCAGCTAAATTCTTACCTAAAGAAATTGTTGAGGCATTTAAGCAAAATCCAATTAGTAACGACACTATTGATGCATCAAATGACGAAGTTCAAGAGGTTAAGCAGATTATGAAAAATTCTAACAATTTGCCTACTCAGAACGTTATTAATGAACAAACAACAAATGGAGTTGATTATGGTCTTATAAAGACGATTATTGAGAGTGCGGTGAAGAAATATGCAAACGCTCTTAATAAGAGAATAATTAGCGAAAATAAATCAACGGCTAAGGGAAATATAAGCGAGTTGAAGGCAATGAAAATTGGAAACAAATTCAGTTTCATTTCTGAAAATGGTGATATTTATGAGGCTAAGTTAGTCTATAAAGGCAACATCAAAGACAAAAAGTAAGGCATTGCATTGCATACTATAAAAGTAAGTCCTTTCTTATTTTCGGAAAGGCAAAAAAAAATAAGCGAGATTCTTAGTTGAATCTCGCTTTATTGTTTTAACTATTTTGAATTTGTTGTCTACCTAACAATTGTTTTTGCTGATTCTGTAAGTTTTGAATTTGTTGCATATATTTTGCTACCTTATTAGCATCACCCTTCTTTTGTGCTGAAGCAAGCCACGTCTGCAACTGCTTAATCTGATTAGGGATTGCATTTGCTTGCTGAACTTGTTGATAAGATGCAGCTTGTGTATTTCTATAATCAGCGCCACCATTATAAGCAGCATTAATATTATTCTGCAAGTATTGTGTATACTTGGCTAATTGTTCATTCCAATACTTTAAAGTACTAGCATTGATTACACCTTGATTAGCCATATCTTGGATTACTTGATTTGCATTGTTAACCTTCTGCAACTGTGACTGAAAATTGGTGACCTGTTTAGCATAAGCACCTGCATTTCTTAGCTGTCCACCCAATGCTTTAGCACCATTCCACATTGTCTTAAGTCCACTCCAAATACCCTCGTTAATCATTACTTGCTCACAAAGGCGGTTTTGCCTATCAATATCTTCTTGAATGATTTGATTAACTGTCTCGTGAATTGATTCGGTTATAATCTTGTTTAAATTTTTCATAATAAACGTTTATTTTATAAATAAATATCTTGATTAAAGCATTTTTACTTTTATTTTTTAAACAAAGGTTAAAATAAATGGATAAAAAGATTAAAATGTTAGTTATCCCATCTGACCGTACAGGTGTGGGTAAGTTCCGCTCAGTTGATCCTCATGTTTATATTGCAGAGCATTATAAGGATGAGTTTGATGTTGATATTATGTATATGAATGACCTTCCTATGGATAATTTGGAGTCATTCTTCAAGCAATATGATTTGATTCACATTCATAAGCAATTGGATAAAGGATTGCAATTGATGAATCTTATTAAATTCTTAGGCATTCCTGTTATTGTAGACGTTGATGATCATTATTATCTTGGTAATGACCATCCAATGAGCATTTCAGCAAAGAAGGAAAAGTGGCACGAGCCTATTATCAATCATTTGAAAATGGCCGATTATGTATCTACCACTACGCCTATTTTCGCTAAGGAGATTAAAAAGCATAACAAGAATGTTTTGATTTTCCCTAATGCTATTGACCCTTCTGAGAAGCAGTATACTGTCCCTAAGACTAAATCAAACAAGCTACGTGTTGGATTGATTTGCGGTTCTTCACACCTGCACGATATTGAGTTGCTTAATGGTATTTCCGAAACTGCAAGACCTGATACTAATGTTCAGTTAGTGCTATGTGGCTTTGACACTAATGGCACTCGAACAATCTATCACAATGATACAGGTCAGGTTGAAAGAAGACCTATTTTGCCACAAGAATCAGTTTGGTTCGAATATGAAAAAATTATTACAAATAACTATAAATACATCTCAAAGGAGCATAAGGATTTCTTGATGAAATTTATATCAGGTGTTGACGACCCATTCGTTGACGAGCCTTATCGTAGAATGTGGACACGTAACATCAATAACTATGCTACACACTATGAAAATGTTGATGTTTTGCTTGCACCGTTGAAGGAAAACGAGTTCAACAAGATGAAGTCTCAACTTAAAGAGATTGAAGCAGGTTTTACACACACTGCCATTATTGCGCAAAACTTTGGTGCTTATACACTTGATTTAGTTCCGCTTAAAGAGCGTGGTGGAAAAATCAATGAAAAGGGTACTGCATTGCTTGTTGACTCACGTAAAAATCACAAGGATTGGGTTAAGGATATTAATTTCTTAGCTGAACATCCAGAGTATGTTAAAATGCTTCAAGACAACCTTTATGAGTCAGTTAAGGATAAGTATTCACTTGAAACTATTTGTAAGCAGAGAGTTGAAGCATATAAAAAGATTGTTGAAAATTCAAAGAAGTAATCTGAGCGTAATTTAAATATTTTATTTACTTTTTTAGCTAAAATTAAGGGATATGTCAAAAAACATATCCCTTTTTACTATTAATAATTTTTAAGAATTTTTTTTACAATATTTTCAATAATTCCATGTAAATATTCCTCACTTATTCTCTCTTCGCTTTCATTGGAATCAACAACATCGTTGAAGAATTCCTTAGGCGTAGCATTATTTCTATATTGACGTGATGCAGTCACATTTGGATTTTCAAATGGTTCGTGATTTCCTTGCTTGGCAAGTTTTTCAATTTCCTCGGATATTATTTTATATAATTTTTTCTTCATGTTAATATAATATTATATATAATAATAAATATATTTTATAACATATATAATTTAATTAATATTATATTATTCTAGTTATTATATTATATATTATATAAAAAAAGAAAATATTAAAAGAAAAAAATATTATTTAAGATTTTTTTGTTTTTCTTAACTATTTTGTGTATATTTGTAACGTATCAAAAAACAATATTTTCTTTTTTAATTAATTAGTTATGACAACAGAACTAAAACAACACAATTTTGATTTGTTTATCAAGAAATTGAATCAGTTAGGAATTGAAACAAATGCTTTGGTTGAAGGGATTGGTGAAAAACTCAAGAATGGTACTTTTTCACTCAACAGTGAAAGTGGTCTTTGTGGAGACGGTACTTTAATTGAAACAATACTCAAGGTTTTGACACCTTATGCAGTCAAATTGAATAATCTATTCCCTGAGGATATTAGAGTTAATCAAAATACACTTGTGAAGATTTGTCTTCTCCATCAGATTGCAAAGGCAGTACGAATCATTCCAAATGACAATGAGTATGAGGTTAAAAATAGGGGAATTATTTACAAATATACACCAAATCAACCTTCAATTAGAACTGGTTTACATTCATTGGTTCTTGCTCAGAGTTTTGGAATTAATTTCACCCCTGAAGAGGCTGAGGCAATGACTGTTAATGATAGAGATTTGAGTGATAACCAAGCACGTTGGCATTCAAGTCTTTTGGCTTCAATCGTAAGACAAGCAAGCGAGATGACATATTTGCAGGATATTAATACAAAGAAAGCATAATTGACATATGAGTAGAAAAGAAGTAACATTAAAACTTAAGAAATTAGACGATAGGGCAGTTATACCAACTTATGCTCACGTAGACGATAATGGTAATAACCAGGGTGACATTGGAATGGATATGACTGCAATTTCAGCAGAGTGGGATGAGAAGAAGGATTGCTACATTTATCACACTGGTTTAGCAATGGAAACTGCCAAGGGATTCGGCACTTTCTTGTTCCCAAGGTCTTCAAACAGAAAGACTGATTGCTATTTAGCTAATTCAGTTGGTCTTATTGATACAACAATTTATCGTGGTGAACTTATATGGTGTTTCAAGTCACGTACATCAACTTACCAACGTGCAGAAACAATTGGAATGAAGGCTTATATTAACTCAATGCTCAAAAGTCTTAAAAATCCATTCAATTTATTCAGAATCAAAAAGGTTATGAATAAAGCTATGAAGAATTACGAGGAAACAAAGGAGCGAGTTATCGAAATGACACGAAACCTTGAATTTGCGCCTTATGAGGTTGGTAAGAAGATTGGCCAGATGTTAGTGCTTCCTTATCCTGATGTTAATATTCAAATAGTAACTGAATTAAGTGAAACATCTCGTGGAACTGGTGCTTTCGGTTCAACGGACAAAAAATAAAAACATGACATTAGAACAAATATTCTATAGATTTTGTAAAGAGGAAAATGTGTATGATGAGATCGTTAATGCAATTAGCCATGAATGCGAAGTCATAAATAGCTATTACAAAATGACGAGAAGAAATACAACAACGCCAAAAAAAGTCCTTAATGAAAAGATTAAGAATTTTGGTTATCGTGACTGCATAGCCCCACTTATGGGATTTACTTGGTCTGCTTCTCAATTTTATAAGCGCTATCCTAAATTTAAAAGTGTATGTCGAAAATGGAGATATTTTGTAGACCATAATGTTATTTTAGATTCAAACACTTTAAAGGATGGAGATAAAGTTACTTGTCAGATTTTTGGTAAGGATTTGGACTTTAGTGCTTCAATCGTATCACCTTTTAAAATAACAAATCTTGACGAACATTCAGAGGGTTTTAACTGCATTTTCTCAGTATTAAACATTAAAAAGATTAACGATAAGCCTGCGCAAGTCGGTTGGCTAATTAATAAAAACAAGAAAATTTATGGCGCTACGAAAAGAAATTAAATATTCATATCATGATATTGGTATTGTACCTACAATCACTTCTGACATTGAGCATCGAAAGGATTGTGACCCTTTTATTGATGGTAAATTACCTTTATTCACTGCACCAATGAGTAGCGTTGTAGACGAATCCAACTTTAATTTGTTCGAGGAGAATGGTATCAATGCCATTCTTCCAAGAACGGTAAACCTAAACACACGAGTTTCATATGCAGTAAATGGTAAATGGGCTGCATTTGGGTTGAAGGAATTTGAAGAAGTCTTTATTGAAAAGACTGTAAGTGGTCAGAAAATAAAAGCGCTTATTGACATCGCAAATGGCCATATGGCAAAGATGCTATCTTTGGTTAAGGATTTTAAGGAAAAGTATAAAGATATTCAAACCGAGATTATGGTAGGGAACATTGCCAATCCTTCAACATACTTAGAGATGGCTAAAGTTGGTGTAGATTATATACGTTGTGGAATTGGTAGTGGTGAAGGTTGTATTACATCATCAAATTTAGGTGTGCATTATCCAATGGCTTCCTTGATTGACGAGACAAGTGAGCAGAAAAAATATGTTGGAATAATGAGGGGTGTTGTTAAAAATGGTACATACAAATCACTGCCAAAAATCATCGCTGATGGTGGTATTAGAAATTACTCAGATGCCATAAAAGCATTGGCTCTTGGCGCTGATTACGTTATGATTGGAGGATTGTTCACTCGAATGGTAGAAAGCGCTGCTAAGACGTTCTTTGAGACTTCTGATGGGGAACGAATTTATCTAACACACCACCACATTGAAGAAGATGATGGCGGTTGGCTTGTTTCTGACGTACTATCAAAAGAGGCATTTACTTTTATAAAAACATTGAAGAAGTCGTTTTTTGGTATGGCTTCCAAGAAAGCACAAGAATTGATGCACGGTCAGAAAATACGAACAAGTGAGGGTATTGAAAAGATTGTTGAGGTAAAATACACTCTTAAACAATGGGTAGATAATTTTACTGATTACCTTCGTTCAGCAATGTCTTATACAAATGCCAAAACGTTGAATGATTTCATAACTAATACTGATACTATAGTGATTTCAAATAATACTTATATGTCAGTGAATAAATGAAGTATCAAGAAATTAAAAAAATAAGGAATTATTATTTGCATATATAAAATATAAATCTCTTTGGAATGTGGCTAAGTCTTTGTTGATTTAGTCACATTTTTTTTTATTTTTTAGAATAAAAAAAATAAATGGACAATAGTATAGCAGTAGTTGTTTGCTCGAGAGAAAATAGCGAGCAGAAGAAAGATTTTATTCAGCATATCAAAGATACTTGTGGTTGCAATGCACATGTATATTTCCTAATTAATCAAGATGGTGTTGGTTTGACTCAGATTTATGAAGATATGATTAAATCTGATAAGGTTGATAGCAATGTGATTATTTTCATACACGATGATATTGAATTTCTTAAGAAGGGATGGGGTGCTGAAATACTTAGGCTTTTCAATAAGCATAAGGATTATGGCATAATAGGCGTTGCAGGTTCTGCACAATTTGATGAGAATGGTGCTTGGTGGCAATACAATAAAAAGTATGGTCAAGTTTTACATAGGCATGATGGTAAGTCTTGGCTTACTGCATTCTCTCCGTTATTAGACCACGATTTACAGGAAGTTTGTGTTATTGACGGTCTTTTTATGGCAGTACACAAAAAGAGAATATCAAAGAACTTTGACCCTGAAGTTAAGGGTTTTAATTTCTATGACATTGATTTCTGTCTTGCCAATTATATTGATGGAAAGACTAAAATTGGTGTAACAACTAATATTAGAATAGCACACAATTCAGTAGGTGAAATGAAGCCTGAATGGTACACGAATAGAAACCAAATCAATGAGAAGTATAAAGATTACTATCCAATTGATTTAGAAAAATAATACTGGTATAATTTTTGCTAATAATTCTAAAAAAAATTAAATTATGAATGTTGAAAAATTAAGAAAGAAAAGCTTAAATAGCTTAGTTGACCTAAGGAATGCGGTTGAGTTAGTATGCGAAGATTATGCTAATCTTTTAACCTCATACGCTACGATGAGTGCTGACCCTGCATTCCAACGAATGCCACCAGGTACTAAGGCGGCATATGAGAAACGTGGAAAGTTCGTTGAGCTGCTTAACACAGTTAAGTCAATAATTGAGGAAAAATTAATGGAAATTTATGACGAATAAAATTAAGAAATGGGCTTATAAAATATTATACGCACTACCTTTTGGAATGAAGGCTGCTGACAATGAAATAATGGGAAGTCAATCAATTGGTGATGAGGGCCAGAGTATACATCAAGAAGTATCAGACGAAAGAGTCGCAAAACACCTTCTAAAAGGTGAAATAACCCAATCAGTTAAGGAGTTAAGGTATAGAACTTATAAGGTCGATGATGAGGCTAAAAACTATGAGTATTTAGGTGGTGGAACTGCAATTAAGAAAGAGGCTAAGCCTGTTGATATTAAACGAATACATTTTTCACAAGAATGTAAATTGATTGCTTCAGATGTGCTTGAAGAATTAAAAAGAGTTGGCAAGTATGGTACTGAAATTTACACATTGCAGATTTCATATGATAACCCATTGGTTAAATTTAAGTTGGAGCAATTCGCTAACCAAATTGATGTTGACATAAATGAGGAAACTAAAGAAGTAACAACTACGTTGCATTTTAGCAATATACCTGATGGCTATGAAAAGAAGTCAGCACCATTTATCAATGAGCTTAAAAGGTTGCTAGCGATTTATAACAATGCACAACTTATAAATGACAAACATATTGCTGATGAGGTATACAAGCATAATGAGATTGCTTCATCAATGATTAGTCTAAATTTCACAACTTATAAAGCAACAAACGATGAACCTGACCTAAAGGTTTATAGTTTCATTTCTCCTTCACTCACCAAGGTTGAAGAAAGTAATGCTGAAATACGTCTAACATTTACGTGGGAGATATATGATGTAAACGATTTAAAGGCTAAGTTCTTCGATGAGAAGATGGCTAAAAAATATGAAACAAATGAGGCAAAGAATACTGCAATTGATATTTCTGGTGGGCAAGTTAGAGTAGCACATTGTGAAATTTGTGGCAAAGAGATTAATACATACGATGCTGATGTAACTAAATACACTTATGGTAAGGCTATGTGTAAAGATTGCCTACAAAAGTATTTACTATCGAATCTAAAATAATATATTTTGTACAGAAATTAAATTAATGCGATGATTACAATAGCTATAGAATTAAACCATGTAATTCGAAACGTTAATAAACAACTCTTAAAGTACTATCAGAGAGATTATCATCCTGAGATGGAAACTGATAAAATTGATGAAAAACATGAGAATGTTCTTGAAACGTACATCAAGTTTGATAGTAAAAGGGAACGTAACGAATTTATTTACATAGATTATCCATATGAGATTTTTGGTTGTGCAAAGGCTATGGATAAAAACCTGCCAAGAGACATTACCTCTTGGATGGAAGAAATGACCAATAGGGAAGATGAAGAGTTTAGAGTGATTTATTATAGTTTAGGTGAAGAGGCTTTAACTATTCAATCATCCTATTTCTTCTTAAGTAAGTTAGGCACAAGAGTAAGAGAAGTAATTTTTCCAAAAGCTATTGACGAACTTAAGGACAAGTGCGATGTAATTATTTCTTCTGATGAGAAATCTTTAACTTGGGCAAAAGAAAATGATAAGTTAACTGTTAAGATTTTAAGTAATGGTAATAACGAGGCAGACGATGATGACAAGTTTGCTTATGCGACTATGGAAGACGTTATCGAAGATGACAAATTCCTTGATAAATTAATTGAGTTTAAAAAGTAAATTATGGAAGACGGAAAACTTAATGAGAATTTAGTTCTTGACCTTAACGAAATTAAGGAATTTGTTTTTGAGGAGAATTCAAAAACTGAAAAGACTCACGATAATGAAATCACTGAGACTTATGGACTGAATGATGAAGGAAAACAGACTCTTCTAAGTAGGGTTATTCACGAGGTTAAAGGAAGTGATTTTACCGAAAAGGAGACGATTAGATACGATTTGGTTAAGACCTTTATTGGTATGTTGGATAATGTAGAACTTGATACGTCACTTACACCAATGTCGCTTGGTCAGAGAATGGTTCTTAACACAATGATAAATTATGGTTTAATTAAAGAGGTTAAATGAATAAGAAAGAAGAAAAGGCTCTAAAGAGAGTACAAGCAGAAATAAAGAAGATTGACAAAAAAGAGAACAATGTGTTCTTTTTCATCCTTGATACAAAGGGAAATCCAAGTGGTAGTCTTGAATATATCTACAAGTTGGCTATGATTGCCAAAAATGACGGCTACAAGGTTGCTATGCTTTATCAGAGTGCAGATAAGGATGATAAGTTTGTTGGTGTTAAGGACTGGCTCGGTGAGGATTATGCTAATATTCCACATTATGACATTGCAAGTGATGACGTTGAAATCACACCTTCTGATATTCTTTTCATTCCTGAGATTTTCGCAAATGTAATGAATCAAACAAAGAAGTTGCCTTGTAAGAGAATTGCAATCCTTCAGAATTATGATTATCTTGTAGAGCAGATGCCATTTGCAGCACAATGGGGAGACTTTGGTATTCTTGATGCAATTACAAATACTGAGCACAATGCAGAGTTGCTTAAAGATATTTTCCCTTATGTTAAGACAAAGGTAATTACCCCTTACATTGATAAAATGTTCGGAACAACCATTCAGCCTAAGAAGATGATTGTCAATATTGTCGCTTCTGATCAGGAGGATATAAACCGAATCATCAAACCTTTCTATTGGAAATACCCTTCATTCAAGTGGGTTTCATTCCGTGACTTGAGAGGTTTCTCAAAAGAGCAGTTTGCTGAATCATTGAGAGATGCAGCAATAACAATTTGGGTTGACGACAAGACAAGTTTCGGTTATTCAGCACTTGAGGCTATGAAGAGTGGTTCTATTGTAATCGCTAAGATTCCTGAAGAGCCATTGAAGTGGATGAATGAGGATTCTGAGGATAAGGTTGGCAAGTTACGCAATTGCTGCATTTGGTTCGATGATTTCCATGAGGTTCAGAGAGCAATCGCAAGTGTGGTTCGTTCTTGGATTACTGATAAAGTACCTTCAACTTTGTTTGATGAGGCTAAGAAGGTAAATGAACTTTACCCATTCGAGACTACTCAGAAGGAGTTCAGTGAGTACCTTAATAGCATAATTGAGAATCGAAAGAAGGAGATGGAACAACTTGTAAATGTTGTTGAAAGTAAAGCATCAAAAACTGATGCAAATGAGTAGTTCACATAATTACCTACTAAATTAAAAATAGATTAAAAAAATGAGCGATATATTAGTAATTATTCCATTGCACAAGTTTGATGATGATGTTAAGCCTTTGCTCAATGATGCAGTTAATTCAGTACCTGCTGATATTGACATTGTTGTTTCAGCTTCAAATGCAATTGTAAAGGATGTAACTGATGCACTTAAAGATAAAAAGAATGTAAAGGTAAGTGGCAATGATGCTACTGATTTCCCTACACTTGTCAATAGTGCAGTTAATGATGATTATAAATGGTTTTCTATTCTCGAATATGATGATGAGTATACACCTATTTGGTTTAACAACGTAAAGACTTATATTGAGTTTAAGCCTGAAACAAGTGTATTCTTGCCTCTTGAGGATTTGGTTGATTTCAATACTAAGGAGTATGCAGGTATTGGTAACGAAGCACCTTGGGCTTCATCATTCTCAAATGAGATTGGTGTTATTGACCTTGATTGCTTGCAGAACTTCTTCGAGTTCTACTTAACTGGTGGCGTTTTCAATACTGCTGATTGGAAGGAACTTGGTGGGTTAAAGACAAATATTCCTGTATATTTTTGGTACGAGTTCCTTTTACGTTTGACTAACAAGGGTAAGGGTGTGTTTGTAATACCTAAGGTTGGTTATGCACATTACCTTGGTCGTAAGGATTCTTTACTTGAAAATTATCGTGCTACAATTAGCGATGAGGAAGCAAGACATTGGATGAATGTGGCTAAGAAGGAGTATTTCTTCATTAAACAACGAGAAGTAGCACCATATTCCAAGGAAGAAGTTAAAAAAGATTAAAAAAAATAAATTCAATGGTGCTAATTCTTTGGTGGTTAGCACCATTTTTTTTTACACATCAAAACGGCAACACGAAGATTTTTTATATATAAAAAATGTGGAAGAAAGTGTGCTGAAATTGCATAGATTTTTGCCTTTGATGATATTTAGTATTGAAATAAATATTATTGGATAGTTTAACTAAATATAAATATAAAGCAATGGCAAAAAGAGGCAGAAAACCAAGCAAGAAAAGAAAGGGGTATTTTTACGAAGAGCAAGAACAAGCAGTTAAGGATTATTTACACGCATCCACTAAAGAAGAAAAAGACAAAATCTTTAACAAGTGGCTTGAGCCTGCTTTTACAAAGATGATTGAATCAATTATTAGAAGATACAATCTATATCCACCCGATGAAGAATTTCAAGAAACTTTTGATGACACGGTTTCTTTTTTGATGACCAAAATTGAAAATTTTAATCCCGACACTGGTTATAAGGCTTATTCTTATTGTGGCACTATTTGTAAAAATTATTTAATTTACAAGATTAACCAATTCAATAAGAAACAGAAAAGAAATGAAAGATATGATGTTATGCAGTCAGATTTGACTAATAATGTTAAATACTCTTATGATGATAATTCTGGACGAATTACATTTTTAAACGAATTAATGAGCAATACTGTTAAGGAAATTAATAACATTATTGATAATCGTGACAAGTATAAATTGAATGAGGATGAGATTAAGGTTGGAGAGGCTTTAGTTGAACTTATGACCAATTGGGAAGACTTATTTGCTCAGATGGGCAGCAATAAGTTCAATAAGAGTTCAATCTTACTCTTCTTAAAAGAAACTACCTTATTGAATACCAAGCAGATTCGTGATGGTATGAGGAAGTATAAAACCGCATATTATGGGCTGAAAAAGGTTATGATAAATGCGTAAATAACTATTTATAGAATAATATAAGGAAATGGCTAAATTTAAAATAGAATTAAACAATGCTAACAACGTTCGTGATTTGCTTCAGGAGACGTATAGATTAGCAGACCAACAACTTGTCCAAGCACAAGATGAAATGAACAAATTAGCCAATGCTACACGTCTGCAAGACGAAGTGATGGACTCCAAGCAGAAGTATAGCAAGGCAATGAATGATTATCTTACCATTAAAGACAAAGCGATTAGAACTAAGTTAGATATTGCTAAATTAATGACTGACATTATGAACCATAATGGAGATATTAAGGAGGCAGTAGAACAGAGTGGTGCAAGCAATGCTACCTTTGACCTTAAGAAAATCAAGCAGATGGTAAGTGAGTCATATCAAGAACCTGACAAGACTAAAACCATAGAATTGAAGAAGTAATGGCAAACGAAGTAAAGGAGATGTCAGTTGACCAAATTAACGAAATGCTTAGTAAAAACAAAAAAGCATCGTCAAATGCATCTTTACCTAATAACACTGAAGGAGCTAAAACTAGCGCTGAAGGAAAAAAACAAAACATATCTTCAATACAAGACAAAATAAATCAGTATCAAAAGAAAGTAAAAGATGCTGAAAGGGAGGTTTATAGCTATATTGATACGGCTATGGCAACCCTTGAGAAGCTACCAGAATATACTGATGTAGGAATGGACTTATTGACAAGTAACTCGTTTACTTTCTCATTAAGTCCTTTAGCACTTTTATTGGATTTGCTAAATACGATAGGCGTTACTGATGAGGAAATCGAGAAATGGCTGGTTAGTTTCTTAGTTGATGTTTTACCTGAGGTAGAAATTGGTTTAAAGGCAGCTTTATTGGCTAATATTAAATCAATAGTTTCCTGTTCAGCAGACCCACGAATACCAAAGCAATTACGTCAAAGAAGTGGCGAATACTATTTTGATAAATTAAAATATCAATTTAGTGAATATACAGGTAAGCCTAAAGTAGATAAGCAAAGAGGTATGTTAATTGATTGTGATTCAATTGACCCTGAAGGTATTCTTGCATATTCGCCTTATAGTGATAAAGGTATGAATAACTATTTCGGTGTTATTAATGACGAAATGGAGTTATTTTATAAAGGTTTGGGTGTTAATAATTCTACAGGTTATGGTACAGTTGAAAATGCTGATGGAAGCACAAGCGTTCAAAGGGTAGGAAATATCAGTAGTATGAAAAGCAAATGGGAGTTGTGCAGAGCAGAAGATATGAATGCGTTCATATGGTTTGTAATGCACGTTGCTAAATTCCCTTCTCCTACACCTGCTGAAATTAATGGACAAGTTGTAACAATTGACGGAAAAAATTTTGTTGATACAATTGGTCAAGGAGGTGGAAAGACGAGTCTTTTTGCCCCATTAAATCTTAACCTTATATCATCAGGTAGTTCAACTATGTCAGTCGGTAGTACAATTGTGAACAAAAACAACCCAAATGAAATCTCACTTTGTATTGGCGCTCATTTCGAACAAGTGGATCCTATGTACACTGGAGAAACAAGAGTAATTAGAAATGAGTTTGTACCTGTTTCAAGCAATTGGAATAGTGCTGATTGGTATGTTGATAAGAGTCAATACTACAACTATAATTTAGGCTATAGAACAAATAAGCAAATAGGGGATTATGCTAATCAGAAAGCTATTTGCAATTTGCAATTTATGTCGCCTACTGATTATCAAACTGATTATGTAGGAGGCTCAACACAAAAGATTAATTTTACCATTTTGCCTAAGCCGTATGTTTATATACCTTATCTGAATAACGATGAGCCTATATGGAGATGGAAACGTATTTTGTTTGATGCCTATGGTAATCCTGACCCTAATGGCAATTTCTCTTTGCCTACTGATAAAATGACAAGTGAAAATAGACCATATGTACACAATGACAATATTTCAGCAATAGGTTATGCACAACATATTCAAGAGGCTTCAAAGAATTTTAGCGATAGTGATTATAGTGACATTATGAGAATGGTTCACAATGAAACCGTTAGTGGAAAAACTGGTATGAATGCAGTAAAGGAAGCCATTATTGCTAAGTGCAGTGGTTCATCTTTGAATGCAAAAGTTTTGTACTTGGCTTTCAATAAATGGATTCCAGACAACAAAAATGAATACGATACCGAAGTATTAAAAGCAAAAATACTTAATGCTTTAAATGAGTGTTATCAAACTTTAGTAGCAAAAGAAGGTGGAGGACTTGATAAAGATTATGTGATAATGGGTGTTGGAGAAAGGGTTGATAAATGTAGCTTGTTTATAAGTAAAAAAACTGGTGAGTATTTTTTGGCTCAAACAGGCAACCCTAACAATAGAAAAGGTGATTATACGAAACATTTGATTCAGTGCTATAATGGTTTAACTGTGTACGAATTTAACTATGACTACATTATGGGCATGAGATTGTTCAGCCCTAAAGTAGTTTGCGCTAAATTATTAGATGCGGCAACAAACCCATCATACGATTCAACTTTTAAAATTGGCATTAATAAGATATATGACCAAAATGAGTATGACTATTTTGGTAACAAACAAAGAATTACTGAAATTGTAAGAAAAATTATCGAAACTGAAGATACTGAATTGACAGATTGTTTCTTTACTTTTGATAATAATCAGTATTCAAGTATGCTACAACAGGCTGAAGACAAAAGATACCATCAACAACCATATCTTAATGATAAGACTGACGTGGTTGATTTAAGTGACGTTTATGAAATCCTTCAGAATTATCCTGAGAATGGTACTAAACAAGAACAAAAGACTGTATTAAGCAATGCAATCAGTGCTGCAACTGCTAAGGTAACAGGTAACCAAAATGTTTACGCTTTGCAGGATTCAAAAAAGACAAAGTTAGATTTTGCCTCTAATATGCTAAGTCAGCTTGCTGCTATTTTGATTCAGTCACTATTAAGTCCTAAAGTTTTGATGCTTATTTCAGTTAATAAGCAATTAATGGGCGATGGAGGTGAAACATTCAATGCTGAAGAGTTGCTTAATGGAATGAAAGGATTGGTTGTAGGCATTGTAAAAGAACTCAGAGACCTTATTTTGAAGAAGTTGTTAGATTATATCCTTGATTATTTAGGGCTTCTTGCAGCTCAATTAGCATTTAAGGTTGAGAAAGAACAGTATTCAGTATATCAAGATATTTTGTCAGAATTATTAGCAATGCTTAGAAAGGGCAAAGAATATTCTAATAGGCTGAACTCAGTATTACAAGCTTTATTAAGTAAGTATGGAGATAAGAATAATGGTAAGGGAACTGACTATGACCTGCCAACTGTACTTGATAATGTTGATTATGCTGATATTATTGGCTCTTCAACAAGTGAAAATAATACGGATAAACCAGTAAGCAATAACTGCTAAAAAAGAAATTTCATTATGAATATAACATCAATAATATCCACTATCAAAGCTATTTTTAGTAAAGTTAGAGGTCCTGCCCCACAAATCCCACCTATGCTTATGGCATTAGGTGGTCCACAAAGACCTGGGCTTTCTACAGTTGTTTCAGTTGGCAACATTGTTAAAGCAATGAATAAACATGGTATACCTACTGGAGCTGCTGAAGATGGTGACGAAAATAAATCACTTGTCGTAATAATTGCCATTGTTGAGGAAATTTATCGTGCATTACACCAAGATGCTAATACTCAAATAGCGATACAACCAGGTGCTATTAATGTAATCACTTCAGGAGCAAATAGTGGTGGACCAATGATTTCACAAGGAATTAACACCAACTTTGCAACTGGAACTGCAATAATACAATGAAAAATGAAAAAGTATCAGAACTATACAAACGCTGAACTCAACCTTAAGTTGAAGACTTTAGAAAATGAGTATGAGGCAACAAAACATAAGGTTTTGGGCTTAATTCAGGAGATGCAGAAACTTGACCTTGAATTTGCCGAAGCCAAAAAGGAAGTAGAAAATAGAAATAAGGGTATATGGCAATGATAGTTAAATTAGGTCATGTTGAGCAAACCAACATTGACCCTGCAGGTGCTCTACGAATTAAAGCACGTGCACATGAGGATGGTGGTGGAGAAGTTCCTTGGGCATTCCCTTTACTACCTAAACAATTCCAAGTCGTACCTAAAGTAGGTGAAGGCGTTTTCTTGCTGGAAGAAAATGGCAAGGGCAGTAATAGATACTATATTGGACCAATAATTTCTCAGCCACAATACAATGAGAAATGCGAGTTCTCATATGGCAGAGGACAGGCTATGTCAGTTTTAAATGGTGGACCTATTGGACCATTGCCTAATATCAAGAATGATGCAAGAACGCAAGGTTCTTTTGCACGTTTAGGCTCGGTTTCAGTCGTTGGTAGAGAGAGTCAGGACATCATTATGGACAAAGCGGTTGGGGAAGGATCTGATCAAGTGCTCATTAGATGTGGTGTTCGTAAAGAGGACTCATTAACAAATGCAGCCGCTAAACAAGAAGGTGTCATTACCAATATAGGCAAGGTTATCTTTAACGACATCGACCCTGCATATATACAATTGAAGTATAAATCTAATTTGGCTGGTAATGTCGAAAATTACAATGCAGAAGCTGGTAAAAAAATAAGCGAACCATCAAAAACCAATAGTGCTATTAATATAGTTGCTGATAAAATCAATTTAATTGGTGTAGGAGATAATAAAATTAATCCATCTAAAACCGATAGAAATGATATGCTTCGTGATGAAGATATGGAGCAGATTATGTCAGAATTGCATCAATTGCCTAAAGGTGATGTACTAGTGAAATTTCTTAAGTTGATGAGAGATGCTTTATTAACACATACGCATAAGTATAACCAATTACCTCCTACACTTGCGAATTACGTTTTATCACTATCTAATTTTGACTTGAATACTATCTTATCTGAGTATGTTCGCATTTCGTAAAATATTTATTATATAATAAGTTTTAAGAAAATGATAGAAAGAACATATTTAAGTAAATTCAGTACAATTGTAAAAGGTAGTAATATCAATACAGGTATTAACCCTGTTGCTGAATTGGTTTATGGTGGTCATACATCAAGGATTCTATGCTATTTTGACCATAATAAAATTAAGAATATGGTTGACAATGGCATTTTCCCTAACATTGATAAACTGAAGCATACGCTACATATTACTAATGCAGGGTCATTAGACTTTACTCAGTTGCACACCAAAGAGTATAGTTCAATTGGCAGTGGCATAAAGAAACGTGCCACTTCATTTGATGTATTATTCTTTTTAATACCGCAAGAATGGGACAGGGGAAAGGGATTCGATTATTCAAAGACTGCCTTCAATGAGAATTTCTATGATACTAAGAACACGCATAATGCTTCGAGATTAGTGTCAACTGATGGCAGTAATTGGTATCAAGCAAAAAATGGCTATAATTGGAAAGAGGAAGGCGTTTATTCTACTGACACGTTATCTTTGGAATATGACAAATTTTCTTCTGAAGAAGGTAGTGATATTGTTATTGGAAGACAACATTTTGATATTGGAAATGAAAACATATCATTGGATATTACTGATGTCTTTAATAAGTTTATCACTGGTGATTTAGAAAATTATGGGATTGGTATTGCATTCACACCTGACTTTGAAAATGTAGCAGATAAAAATGCCTACACACAACAATATAACTCAGAAGCATCAACTGAAAATTACGTTGGCTTTTTAACTGATAAGACTAACACGTTCTTTGAACCATACGTTGAGACAAATTATTCTGATTATATCTCAGATGATAGAGCAAACTTTATAATAGACAAAGATAATAAATTATATCTTTATTGCACTATTGGAGGTAAATTAACTAACCTTGATAAGTTGCCTACTTGTGTTGTTTCTGGCGAGGTTTATGATGCAAATGATGAGTATATTGAGTATTCACAAGAGTATGAGGTTAAGCACCATTCAACAGGTGTTTATTATATTGATATAAAGTTGTCTCACAACGATTTTAAGGCTAATACAATGCTCTATGATACTTGGGGTGGTATAGTTTACCACGGAACTGAATTAAGCCCCGTAGAACTCGATTTTACGCTTAAAGAACCAACCAATTGGTTTAACATTGGCAACTCAATTGAAGACGAACCTACATTCACACCAAGTGTGTTTGGAATAGCATCAAACGAGGTAATTAAACGAGGTGACATAAGAAAACTCGGTGTTGCTACAAGAGTTAAATATAATACCACACAAATGCAAAACATCAATGGAATTGAAGCAAGACTTTATGTGAAAGATGGTGAGAGAGAAATTGATGTAATCAATTGGGAGAATTTAAATAAGACCATAAGTGAGAGTTATATGATTATTGATACCAATATGCTTATACCTCAGAATTATTACATTGACATAAAAATAAATTATGGTATGCAATCTATTATTCATCACGATATGATTCATTTTAGAATCGTAGATGATTTGGATAACAAATACGCATAATATTTATAATATAAAAAAATATTAAAATGAAAAGACTTGTTAGATTAACTGAAGGCGATTTGCATCGCATTATCGAAAATTCAGTAAAGAGAGTTTTAAGAGAAAGTTCTTATGACGACTATGACGAGTACGAAGATGAGCCATATCTTTCTGATGACGCTAACCAAAATGTCTGGGATGATGGAGGCAGATATGGTATGGAAGCACAATTAGAACCATGTGAGGATGATTATGATGATGGTTACTCAATGCCTTTCGATAAAGGCGAAAGAGCGAGAGGATATAAAGGAACTTGGAGAACAATGGGCGATAGTCTCTACCATGACGAGCATTCGTACGGTCGTGGAAAAAGAGGAATTTAACTAAAAAAGGGAACTCGATTTGAGTCCCCTTTTTTTTATTGATTTACAATCCAAGAACGAACTTATCCATGAAGTTCATCAATGCTACGTTCTGAGGAACAACCTGAACGCTATCCATCTGATGTGCTTTGTGTGTATCAGTAGCTGCGTTGTAGAAGTCCCAAGCAGTAATGAAGCCAGTATGGTCAGGACTTGCATACTCATTCTGCTTTGCCTTAATGAGGCAAGACTCAATGAACTGATTCAACTGAGAGTTATTGAGTGGATAGGTCTCCTTGATGCGAATGCTATCATTCTTGCTATCGCACTGAACACGATATGCTGAGAGGAAGCCAAACAAACCATACATCACATTGGCAGGGATAACAGTCTCCTTCATCTTGCGAATCTTCTCGCTACCGCTATGTGCTATTGAGTCCATATGGCTGAGCCAATCCTCAATACGTGCGAGTACATCCTCAAATGTATACTTTACACGTGTATACTTATTACTGCTCTCGAAAGTACCATCATTGAAGGTAGAGATGGTTTGGTCTGCACCAAGGATGGTCATGTTGTGGCAAGCCCATACGTGCTGACCTACAGCTGCCTGAATGCCTCGCTGAGAGTAAGACAATGTGAGGGCATTTGTATACTCAGAATTGTCATCGAAATCTCTGATGGTGATGTTGCAGAACACACGGCGAACGATAGTTGCGTGAATGTTACGTTGCTGCATCAACTCAGGCTCATTGATTCTCTTTGCAATGTTGTCAACTACAGAAACACCTGGCCACTGAGAAGAACCTTGCTTACAAGCGAAGAGGTCACGAATCTCAGCATTGAAATTGTGTTCCTTGCACATATCAAGCACACGATTGATGAAGACGTAGTGAAGAATACCATTGTTAGGCGCTCCATTGCCACCCAACTCACGAGAAGTCTGCTTCAACTGATCAAGGGTGATGTCTTGAACCTTGTGAAGATTCCAATCCTCGAAGTGATCTAAGTCAACCCCAGCTGGTGCCTCAGAGACTGCTGCATTGTTATTTACTGTTGCTACGTTCATTGTTGGCATCTGAAATGCACCGAAATTTAAGTTGCTCATATTATTTAGAATTACTTATTTTTTGTTTAACGTTCGAAAGATACTACTTTATTATTAAACCTCAGAATCTTTTTTGTTAAAAGATATTAACGATTTATTTTTTTTTTTCCATTGAGCAAACTTTCGTTCGTCTCAACACCCCCAATGATACTATTTTATTATTAGACCGCAAAATCTTTTTTATTAAAATATGTTAATGGTTTATTTATTTTTTTCATTGCTTTTTATATTTGGCAGAATATTTATAGAAAAGTTGAAAGGATTTTTACTTATGGACTATCTAAATTATATATAATGTATGGGCGTGAGATATTTAACTATTTTCCGCCCTTTTCATTTTATAATAAGATTTTATAAACAAAAAAATTTATGGGTAGAAAAAAGCACCTTAAAGGAATTGATGGTTTCGATATGGAGTTCATTGATTCAAAGATGAGAGCAGATGCTTTATCATCAGGATTAGAATATCTTGATGCGTATAAGAATCAACTCAAAACATTAAATTACAAACTCGAAATTAAGTGCAAAAATCAAAAGCAAAAGGAGTTCTTGAATATTTTGAAGGACAAGACAAAGGAAGTTTGCTTTGGCATTGGAAGTGCAGGCACTGGTAAATCTTTTATTTCATTGTCATATGCATTAAAGGAATTAAAAGAGCAAAATTTCGAGAAAATCATTATGATTGTTCCTACAGCCCCAGCAGGAGGTGCGGACTTAGGACTTGGTTTCTTGAAGGGCGAGTTGGAAGACAAAACAAGACCTTACAAGGAAGCAGACAAAGACACTATAGAAAAGATTCTTAAGATTAGCGGAAATGGAGAAGCTAAAATAACCGCTTCCGCTTTGATTAATGGTGGCTATGTCAGATATGAATTTATTAACTTCATTTTAGGTAAGACTTTCGATAATGCCTTAATTCTTGTAAATGAGGCTGAACAATATACTAAGGATAATATGAAATTGCTCCTTACACGTATTGGTGAAAATTCAAAAATAATTATTACAGGAGATTGCGAACAAGTAAACAGAAGGGAAATCGTAAAAGGTAGAGAAGAATGTGGTTTGGCTTTCGTTGCTGAAAGACTTTCTGATATGGAAGAGGTCGGAGTAACTGAATTCAATAGGGAAGATATTGTTAGAAACCCTATAATCACTAAAATTCTTGATAGACTTGATTAATAACAAATTAGATAGTTCATTAAAACATAAAAGGTGTGGTTCATTAATCATACCTTTTTTATTTCCACATAAACAAATTATTATACCTTTAAAATATTTATATATAAAATTTAATGATATGATTTACTTAAAAGAATTTAGTACTGAAAATGATTATGTGGCTTACAGAGATAGTAGTAACTATCTGAAGCCAAATGTATCACTTTCTGATGACAACGGAAACGTGTACTACAACTTTACCCCCCCCCAATAAATAATAATGGATACGATTATGTAGATTTAGGACTTCCAAGTGGAACGCTTTGGGCAACAATGAACGTGGGTGCTTCAAAGCCAGAAGATTATGGATTATACTTCCAATGGGGAGATACTTCTGGATACACAGCCGAACAAGTTGGAACAGGTGAAGGACAAAAGAAGTTTGCTGATAATTATAGAGATTATAAGTGGGGTCAGCCTACTCTAGATAATTACTTTAGAAAGTATAAATTTAATGGTCTAACAACGTTGGAATTGGAAGATGATGCGGCTCACGTAAATATGGGTGGAGATTGGCATATGCCAACTTCTGGCCAATGTCAAGAACTTATTGACAATACCACAACTGCTTTGACAACATCTGATGGAGTAAGCGGTATAGCATTCACTTCCAAAAAGGATACGTCAAAGTTTATATTCATTCCTATGGCAGGTCAGGCTTCTGAAGGTTCGGTTATAAAAATTTCAAAATTAGGAATAATTTTTTCATCTATGCTAAGTAGCCGTAATGATAATAGGGGTTTAGTTCTTTATTGTAACAGATCGGAATCTTTGGCAAGTGACGTAGGCCGCTGTCTTGGCTGTTCTATTCGTGGTGTAATTGGCTAACCTATATTTGTATTTAATTAAGTACAACTTGATATATTTATTGAAGGATTTATTTATTTACCTTTTTTTTTAATTTAATTATTTATAATGCAGTCAGAAATGGCTGCATTTTTTATTTAAATAACAAGTATTTTGAATATTTTTTATATAAAAATAAAAAATATGAATGATTCAAAGGTTAGCATTTTAATTCCATTATATAATGCGGAAAAATACATAAGTGAAACATTAGACAGTGTTATTAATCAAAAGTATAAAAATTGGGAATGTATAATTGTCAATGATGGTTCAACTGACAATAGTGAAAAGATTGTACTTGAAAAGATTAAAGGAAATGACAAGTTCAAATATCTTACAGAAGAAAACGGAGGACCAGGAAAGGCAAGAAATTATGCGGCAAGTGTTGCAACAGGTAAATATCTTCTTTTCTTGGATGCCGATGATATTATACTTGAAGATTATTTGCTTGATGGTGTTAATTTCTTGGATAACAATAATGATTATGCTTTATTCTATGGAATGGCTATCATGTTTTGGGATAATGGAACAGAAAATCTATGGGGATTAAGAAAGTTCAAGGATATGAAAGACTTCCTTATGGCAAACTGCATATATTGCACGTCAATGATAAGGAAGAAAGATTTTGATGAAGTAGGAGGATTTGATGAACACCTTAAAGCATATGAAGATTGGGAGTTCTTTATACGTTTACTTGATAGAAAGCCAAAGGTGTTTAGGGAAGACAAGATTCTGTTCAAATATAGGAGGCATACAGGAAGCAGAGATGATATAAATAAAAATAATTGGCTTCAAATTAAGAAAATAGTAGAACTCAAGGATAAAGCTATCTTTGATAAGTGGAATAATATTAATTAGTGAACGTAGTTTTTTAAAAACAAAAGTTATCCAATGTTTCATCAAATTTTGATATTTATATATAATTAAAAAATTAATTTAATATATGGAATATTTAAAATTATTTGACACTGAAACGAACTATTTGGCATATAGAGATGACAAGAGTAAATACTTGAAGCCGAATGTGTCGTTTAGTGACGACAAGGAGAGCGTATACTATAACTACCCACCAAAACCAAAAGCTAATGGGCACGATTATGTAGATTTAGGGCTTACAAGTGGAACACTTTGGGCTACAATGAATGTGGGGGCATCTAAGCCAAGTGATACAGGTCTTTACTTCCAATGGGGAGACACAACTGGTTACACAGCTGAACAAGTAGGAAAGGATAAACAGTTCGACTGGGATAATTACAAATGGAGCATTGATGGAAGTTCTTCAAACTTTAGCAAGTACAAAACCACTGGTGCAAGATTAGAATTAGAGGACGATGCTGCATACGTTAATATGGGAGGTACTTGGAAAATGCCTACACCTACACAAATTCAGGAGCTTCTTAATGGCACTACAAGCACGTGGACGAAACTGGATGGAGTAAATGGTAGATTGTTTACTTCAAAGACTGATACTTCAAAATCTATCTTTATTCCTGCTGCAGGTTACGCTTCGAGTGGTTCACTTGCCTATAGTGGTAGCAGCGGTGTCGTTTGGTCCTCTATGCTGAGTACGGGCAATGTCTATTACGGGCAGTACCTCGGCTTCCGTTCAAGCTTTGTCGACCTTTACTACAACTACCGTTACTACGGGTTCTCCGTGCGTGGCGTGCTTGGTTAGGATTTATTTATCTTTTTATTTATTTTTAATTAATACAAAAAAAAACGTATGATTGCCTTTGCTATTTGGCATTCATACGTTTTCATTTTTTTAATATTATATTATTTGTTAGCTATTTGGAAGTTTATCTAACTTGTCAGCAATTTTTTGAATTGCCTCAACAATAGTTGTAACTCCTGTAAGTGTAGTACCTGTGAATCCAGTGTAATTTATATCTAACTTAGCATTAATTAACTGCATAACTGCGTTCACTGTTGGTACACTTGTTGAACCACTATTTGAAGCTGTAATTCCAGTAACGATATCACTTATATCACTAGATTGATGCTTATGCCCTGTATTAGACTTTGCTGCTAATGCTGTATCTATTTCTGACTTGCCACTTGTTTCTTCCTTCTTGTAGTAATCTGACAAGTCTGTTTTAGTATATGCTGAAGCATCAAGCTTTCTGTCATTTAAATCATTAAGTGATGCTGAAACTATTTTTTCATTTTCTAGTATTACCTTTGTGATAGCGGAATTTACAACCAAATTGTTTGATGTTTTACTAAGTTCTGTGTCAATAGCCGTTATCTTGTCTAATACGTCTTTATTTGCGTGTGTATGGCTATTTGCGTCAGCATTATTCCACTTTGTTCTTTCAGCGGTAGTAATATGTATGTCGTTATTTCCAGTATGGGCAGTTAATGCAGACGTATCAGCCTTTAGCGCAAGTGCGCCAGATATTTCTGTCTTCCCACTTGTTTCAGTCTTCAAATAATACTTTCCAGAATCGAATATTTTAGACACAGGAATTGTTATAACCTGACTGCCAGCATCTGCATTAAATGTTATTACAAGGCAAGAACCACTGTTTTCAACATCCTTTATTTCTACTTTTGATACCATTCCATCCTTAATAAAATCCGTAGCATCAATGTTTAATACTGGTGTTTCTGTAGTTGATCCACTATAGAAGTATATCTTCTTATCAGCTTTACTGTATTGAGCATTTGAAAGTTTTCCATTCCATTTAGTTCTTTCATCTGAAGTAATATGGATTGCAGAATTGCCCGTATGAGCAGTTAAGTCAGCAGAATTAGCCTTTAAATTAAATGCCGTTGTCAATTCAGTTTTAGCGCTTGTTTCTTCCTTTTTGTAGTAATCTGACAAGTCCGTAGGCGTATATGCAGATGAGTCAAGTTTTCTATCATTCAAGTCATTAAGAGCTGCTGAAACTACTTTCTCATTATCTACTATTACCTTTGTGATGGCAGAATTTACAACCAAATTGTTTGATGCGTCACTAAGTTCACTATCAATTGTTGTTATCTTGTCCAATACGTCTTTATTTGCGTGTGTATGGCTATTTGTGGCAGCATTATTCCAGTTAGTTCTTTCATCTGAAGTAATATGCTTGATATTATCACTAATATGGGCAGTAAAGTCAGATTGGTTAGCCTTTGTAGCCAAGTCAGTAGAATTAGCCTTTTTATTAAATGCAGCATCTAAATCCGTCTTTCCACTTGTTTCCTCTTTCTTGTAGTAATCTGACAAGTCTGTTTTAGTATATGCAGATGCATCAAGTTTTCTGTCATTTAAATCATTAAGTGATGCTGAAACTATTTTTTCATTTTCTAGTATTACCTTTGTTATGGCAGAATTTTCCACTAAGTTCTTTGAATTTTCATTAAGCTCAGTATCAATAGTTGTTATCGTGTCTAATATAGCCTTATTTGTGTGTGTATGACTGCTTGCTGCTGCATTATTCCACTTACTTCTTTCATCGGCAGTAATATGTATGCCGTTATTTCCTGTATGGGCAGTGAAATCAGATTGATTAGCCTTTAAGCCAAATGCTGTATTTAGCTCAGTACTACCACTTGTTTCAGTCTTCAAATAATAGTTTGTGGGATTAAATATTGTGGAAATAGGAATATTAATATCTTGCTTTCCAGCGTCCGCGTTAAATGTTATAACAAGACAAGAACCACTGTTTTCAACATCCTTTATTTCCACATTAGATACCATTCCGTCCTTAATAAAATCTGTAGCATCAATATTTGCTACTGGGCTTTCTGTAGTTGCCCCACTATAGAAGTATATCTTTTTGTCACTACTATTATACTGTGCGTTTGAAATCTTTCCATCCCACTTAGTTCTTTCATCTGAAGTGATATGGATTGCAGAATCGCCTGTATGTGTTGCCAATGTATCCGTAGCGTTATCCCACTTAGTTCTTTCATCGGCACTAATATGAATAGTAGAATCTCCTGTATGGGTTGCCAATGTATCCGTAGCGTTATCCCACTTAGTTCTTTCATCAGCAGTAATATGCTTTATCTTATCACTAATATGGGTGTCTAAGTCAGTCTTATTAGCTTTTGAATTAAATGCAGTATCTAAATCCGTCTTGCCACTTGTTTCTTCTTTCTTATAATAATCTGACAAGTCTGTAGGTGTATATGCAGATGCGTCAAGTTTTCTATCATTCAAGTCATTGAGTGATGAAGAAACTACTTTTTCGTTTCTCTCAATAACAGATGTAACAGTATTTGCGCCTGTAAATCCACTTCCTAATTTTTGTACAAGTTCAGATATTGAATCAGTTGTATTAGAGCTAAATGAATTAACTTCATTTTTGAAGTCATCAAATATTCTCCTTTGCACCAAGTCAGCATCTTCAATTAGGTCTGTCAAGTTAACTTTTATCTCCTTGTCATGGTCAATTGTGAATATAAGAAGATTTTTTTCTGCATCATAAGTTGTTGACTTAACAAGGCTACTGAATGGAATCTCTATCTTTCCAATTTCATTTCCACCCTGTTTAACTGCATATGTTCTGTTGCTTCCTTCTGTTGGGGTACTTAGCATTTCAAGTGAAACTACAGATTTATCAATGGCTTGTTTGATATTTTCATCCTGTGATTCATCTTTTTTGTCTTGCTCCTGATTCTTTTCCTTAATATTTTCAATATTAGCCTTAACAGTATTTGCAAGACCATTAAATTGTGGTTGCTCATTAAAGCCATAAGGCTCTAAATGTCTAATTTTTGTCATATTTATTTATTCTCTAATTTTGTAATTTTTTCATCTAATTTTTTAATTAAGCCGACTAAATCATCCTCACTATATCCACTAATCAAATCAGATTTTAATGCATAATTACCTGTATCCTGTTTACAATTTAAAGCCTCTTGTATTGCAGTTGCAGCACTTGTCTGTTCTTTAGTATAGTAATTGTCAAGTGTTGTTGCAGATACATAATTACCCTTATTCTGCTTATTAAGCTTTAAATCATTCATTTTATTTAATTTTTATTCCCTTGCTAAATTATTTATTTGAATCAGAAGAATCATCAGTTTTTGCACTTGCAGCATCTTTATTTGTATCAGAAGCCTTTGTTTCTTCTTTAAATTCAGTTCTTAAGGCAAAAGGTAAATTGTCATCTGACAAATCACCTGTTATTTCTTCAGAAGTTACTGCAATACCTTTTCTGTAATCTCCTTTATGGTCAGGTGCAAAATCACCATTTATATAGTTAGTGCTTTCTGCACTTGAAGGCATTGTTACATAAGATGCCAATGGGTCAAAAAGTTTGGACATAATTTATTATAATTTATTAATATGCTTATTTTTATATAAATAGTTTTTAAGGATGATAAATATTAAATATATAAAAATAAAAAAATGGAGATTCAATTAAGAACCTCCATTCAGCTTTAATTTATGTTTTCATTATACCAAACATATTTTAGCATACCACAATCCCATATTCTGCCATAGCCTAATGTTTTAGCCATTTCATATTCAGTCATATCAGAAGATAATTCAGAATGCTTTTTAAGAAGTATATGCTTTCTGAAATCCATCTTATGAAATCTTTTATATCTATCTTCGCCTTTACCCCATTTTAATTTAAAATATGTATAACTTGGTCTTGTAAAGCCACTGAATTTAAAGCCTAAATTTATATATAAATTATTAAATGGGTTAAGAGTCCATCTTCTATCAGCAAAACTTGATACAGTATATGGATTTTTTAAATTAATGAAATATTTAAATAATTTACTACCAAGTCCTTGACAATTATATTTAAAATTGGTAGCAAATCTATTCAATTCCCACTGTTCAGTTTTGTCCAAGCCATTCTTTTTAAAAGTCATTACACCAATAAGTTCATTGTTATAAAAAGCACCTATATAAACTGATGAGTTGGCAAACCCCTGTAAATGGAAAGCATTTAAAAAATCTTTAGCTGCATCTGAATTAATTTCTTTTATTTTGCATTTTCTTGCACCTATTTTAATATTATTATTTAAATGCAATATTTGCTTAATTTTATCAAAAACTAATTCTTTATGAATTTGATATTCATCTTCAAAAATGTGTATTAAATTGATTCCTTTTTCGGCGGCTTTTTTTGTCTTAAACAAATGACTATCAGAGGTTTTGTTAGATACCCCCTCGCAATGATATCTTAGCCCATCATACTCAATACCAATGTTATAGTCAGGAATTAAAATGTCAATTTCTTTCCCATCTAATATTTTTCTGTCATTCTTAACAATATTAATTTTATTTTTTTCTAAAAAATCTGATATTTCTTTTTCAGCAAGTGATACGGTTTCTGTTTTTCGCTCAGCTAAATTGCTTAATTTTTGGTTTTCCCTATCTTTTTCCTCCATTAATTCTGATTCCATTTTAAAATCAGGAAATTTATATTTAAATTCAGTTATGGTAAGTCCATGATTTTTAATATGCCAATAAGTCATTCTCATCATTTTTTTACCACAAATGGGGCATTTGACATAATTCCCATCATCAATTAATAGTTTATTTTTAGCTATAATTTTAGCTTGTTTTTGAAAATAATCATTATCTTCAGGGTGTTTTTTAAGATATTCTTCAATGGTTAGTTTATGCTCTTTTATTAAATGCTGCATAAACATTCCACTTTTGTTCTCAATATCAGTTGTTTCCCAATCACAATATGGACATTTTTTAACAGGTTTATCGTCAATTAACTTAATATCAAACCACTGCTCCCACCAATAATTTCCATTCATCATATAATATTTTCTTCTATCATACAATGTCGGAATTTCAATACCCAATGTTTTAATGTATGAAGTAAGCTTACCTGCCTGATTCATATAATCATTTGTATAATATTTTCCATCTTTGGAATAAGCAATGTAGTGTTTTCCGTTTATTTTTGGATACTTTTCAATTTTCCAATCATCAGGTTTAAAATTAAAACCTTTTTCCTGTCCTCCACGTTTCCTCCTTTCAACATTATTATCAGATAGTATTTTCCTGATTCTTATTTTGCCAACATGATATTTTTTAGCTAAGGAGTCAACACTTATAACTGATGATTTGTAATCATTAATTATGTCATTTTCATTTATTGTTACTTTCTTTCCCATAAAATTTTAATTTATTTTTCATATTGCAAATATATAATAAATTTTTATTAAAAGCAAATTTAAAAGGTTTTATTTATTGGAAAAGATAAAAAAAAAAGAGTTCCCAAAAATGAGAACTCTTTTCATTATATAACTTATTAGTAATCAATAGATTATCTAAGTTCAGCAATATCCCAATGGACCAAACCATCGACACGAATGTGACCATAATATCTGTTGTTCACCATCTTCTTAGCGTACCTGGTCATAATGCCTTTTACAGGAGCAAAGTTGAATGGGTTGTACATTGTAGGAGTCAACTGCATTGGTACATACGGTGCATAGATGTAACCTGTATCAAGAAGTGACTTACCCTTGTGACCAATGATGATTGACCAGTGTGGAGAATACGGGTCACGATATACCTGATAACGACCATTCAAAGAACCAATCTTCTCAATACCCATATTGTACTGATCTGACTCAGCAGATGCATCACTTACGTGGAAGTACTCAAGGTTATCGAACAATGCAGAAATCTCTGAAGATACTACGATGAAGTTAGCACCACCACGAAGAGTAGCCTTGTGGATTTGAGCAGAAATCTGATTAATCTTTGTGAATAACTCCTGATTCCAATCCTTCTGAGTGTAGTTAGTAGAGAAAGCTGCCATACGTCTCCAACCATTTACATCCCAACGAGCCTGCCAAGGTGCACCCTTACGAAGGTCACGAAGAATCTCACGGTCAATCTCAGCAGCAATCTGCTCAGAAAGAATAGCAGTCAACTCTGCCTCTGCATCAATGTTGTGGAATGCGCTAACATCCTGTGCCAACTCTGGAGACCATGTAGCACGTAACTTACGCTCCTCAACTGAGACAGTTACTGAATCCAACTTGAATGAAACCTCACCAATCTCAGTCTCCAACTCAAGTGAGTCATACTGTGCCCAAGCAACCTTGAACATTGATGCATCTGTGATAGCAGTAGGTGCAACACCTACATAACCATCAATTGTACCTGCCTGCTGAACAACTGGTTTAGCAAGGTCAAGTTCAAGATACATATTACCTTCAGCATCGCAAGCATTACCATACTCTACGATACCCTTGCCATATTTCTGAGTAGCAACACGGAAAGGAACTGCTTCATACTTCTTGAACGATGCAGTAGTAACACCACTTGCACCCTCAACACCTGTAGATGCAATAGCTTCAGTTGTAATAACCTTCAATGAAGCCAAGAAACCTTCAGTGTCCATCTCGTTACCATCAGGACCAGTCAACTTAGAAGCGTTGAATGAAGAGAAACCTGAAACCTTAAGGATTACGTTACGAACAGTACCATCGAAACCGTTAACCTGTACTGTATCACCTGCTGCGAAATCCTCCATACCACGTGGAGTCAACTTAGCAAGAGAAGCCTGACCTACCTTGATAGTTACCTTACCCTTAGAATTATCATAAAGGAAGTCGTTGTAGAACAAGTCGTAAAGACTCTTCTCGAAGTACTGAGTAACCTCAGGACCATCCTGACGAAGAGCAGTTACACCAAGACCTGCATCCTTAGCTGCTTTCAATGCTGCATCGTAAGTAGTAGCATCAGCAGGTGTCTGATTCAACTGTGGTACATACCACTTATCCTTCTCCAAGTCAGCAACCGTCTCATCAGGAAGATAGTAACGTGGCTCAACACGACCTTCCTTGTTACGGTTAGTACGGTCATAGCCCATAAGACCCTTATGACGACCTGTAGTACCATCTACGATGTCACCAGCAGCTGCGGCAGCCGCGCCATCAGCAGGAACTTCCCACTCACGCTCTGATGTAACAGGGAGGATGAAGAACAACTTACCAACAGGAAGGTTCATAGCCTGAACTGATACAATGTCGTTAGCAAGTAACTTGCTGAATACACGACGGATAATTGGGAAAACTACAGTCTCGAAAGAGCCAGAGTTATCAGAAGCAGTAGCCTCATAAATCAAGTGCTTAGCCTCATTTTCATACAATGTAGCAACATTCTCCTTGATTGTACCATCAAGACCCTCAGTGAAACCTAACTGGTCCCAACGATTCTGAATGTCCTCACGTATCTTCTTTTGTGCGTTCAACTCGATATTGCCGACCTGACCGCTAGTTAAAAATTCTCTCATTTATAAAAGATTTTTATTAATAAAAATTTTAATTTATTTTTTCGTTTTACTTACAAAGTCTATGCATTAAGTCAAGTGAATCAAGTAAATCCTTTGACTGATAGATTTGTGTCTCGTTGATTTGCTTAGAACCCTCAACTCCGTACTGCTTTCCTTCGTCAAGATTCATGGTATTCTTCTTCTGCAAATCTCTTGAGATTGATTCGTACAAGTTCTTAGACTGCTCAACTGTCTTAGCCTCTTTGCCAAATCGTGCGATGATTTCCTTCTTCTCATTCTGAGATGTTGTGTTTTCAGAAATCAACTTGATAATCTGGCCAAGGTTGACGTTCGTAACCGCAGCCTCTTCGAGTACGTTCTTAAATTTGCCAAGTGCAGATTTAAGTTCTTTGTTTTCTGCGAAAATCTTGTTAGCCTTACGCATAACTGACTCAACCTTACTTCCATAAGACTTATCAGCCTTACTACCCTTATATTCACCTGCTACTGAAGCATGGCTTGAAACATAAGGGATTTCATCATCACCTGTATTTGGATTGTGAGACTTAGTACCTCTCATTCTACGTTTAGCACCCATCTTAGCGCCACACTCGCCAGCACTCTCTGAGATTGCTGCTTCTGCATCGCCGCCTTCGATGTCATCTTCCTCTTCTACAGTCTTACCCTTACTAGCAGTAAATGGCTGATTTTCGCTTGCGTTATTTCTCTTTCCTGACCAAGGCTTTCTGTTGCCTCTATCCTTAAGACCCTTAGAACCCCAATCGTTACTGTCCTTGTCGTCTGCGACAGGAACGCCCTTTGTGTCTAATACGTCCTTGCTCTGATAATTATCAGTATAGCCAACATGAGAATCATATTCATCAAGTGCTATTTCATAAATTCTAGATTCATTCATATCGTTATCTTCTTCGTTATCAAAGTCATCTTCATCATCGAAACCAGTGTCATCACCTCCAAAATCATCTTCAGCACCACCGAAATCTTCTGATGCGCCATCGTCACCTAAGTCAATAAGATACTCAGCGCCTGTTTCGTTATCCTTAATGTTGACCTTATTATCATCACTCTTATTAACGATTACTTGGTCATCATTGTTCAATAACTTGTAAACTTTTACGATTTCATCGTCTTCCGCATTTGAGAAGTCATACTCGTCATCTGAAACCTTGTACTTGTCGAATTGAGACCATTCATCACCGTCTTCGCCCTCACCTTCAGCAGGTACTTCGTCAGTCATTTCACCGTCGTCCTCAGTGTCATCAACATCTTCGGTGTCACCACTGTCTTCAGTGTCATCAACATCCACAGCATCCACATCGTCAGAGCCTTCTGCGTCAGTATCATCTACTGTTGCGTCTGCATCGCCACTCGTTCCAGAATCAGTATCATCCACTTCCTCTACATCATAATCCTTATCCTCGTCATCCTCGGTAAGAATCTTAGAATATGTATCACGTACTGCCTCGGAAAGTAAATCCCTAACGGCAGCAGTTGTATTCTCTTTCAATGTATTAGCAAGATTGTTATAGTCCAATAAAGATTCCTTTACAACTTTGCTTCTTATTTTATTATTCTTCATTATGAAAAAAATGAATTGTTAAGTTATTTTATATATAAATATATTACTAAACCAAAAAAAATTATTTTTTATCATTAATAAATACTTCAAAAAACCTAATAATATCAGCGATTTTTCTATTTTTTATTTATTGAGTTAGTTTTCTTGCTCTGTAATAAATATAAAATGATTTTTATTTACACTAATTTTATAATTTCAAAGATATATTTATTATATATTTATAGTTATAAATATCATATTATGGATAAAAACGAATTAGTAGAAATAAAAAAGGGTAAGACAGGTACAGGTCTTATTATAGATAACGATGGCTACATCTCACTTAATGAAGGGAATAATAGAACCATTAAGGAAGGTGTTGCTGATGGTGGATGGCACGTACCTTATCCATTTGTAATTGACGCAGTTTTTCAGAAGTTTGATATAAAGAATGCAAATGGTCGTATTTACCCTGAAAATGTACTTAAAAGACAAGTTGAGGCTTATCAGCAGAAAATTGCTGAGCATCGAGCATATGGTGAATTAAATCATCCAGCAGAATCTACAATTGACTTGGGCAGAATTTCTCACAATATTATTGAATTACATTGGGAAGGTCATACCCTCGTTGGCAAGATGGAATTGAACATTTCACAAGGTTTCGTAAACGAAGGCATTGTTTCAACTATGGGTGATATGGCAGCAAATCTTTTGCTTAATGGTTATAAGATTGGAGTGTCTTCAAGAGGTGTAGGCTCAGTTGAAAATAAATTGGGAACTTATATAGTTGGGTCCGACTTTGAATTAATATGCTGGGACATAGTTTCAGACCCGTCAACAAATAATGCGTATATTACCATGAATGGCCATGAAGGTCTTGAATCTTGGGTAGAAAGTAAAGAAATGAATCCTAAAAAAAATGTTATAAATGAAAAAATACAAAAAATTCAACGAATCTTGAAAAATTAAAGTTCAAAAACTATCACCTAAATATATTTATTTATATATTTGCAATATATTATATAAATAAATATTTTTTATGCCTAAAAAGAAAACAACTGAAGAATTTAAAGAGCAATTATCTATTGAACATCCTGAATTAGAATTATTATCAGAATATAAAGGTAGTGAACTACCCATAAGCTAAAGACTTATGGGCTTCTTGGGCTGAACCTCTTTGAGGTTCATATCTCCACAAGCGTGAATTTCCGCAGTTCCTGCGGTATTATGCCGTTTATTGAATGCAAAGGCCTTTATGTTGTTGGCCGCAAGCAAGTCTCTCTGGTTTGTCCTTCCACAATTTGGACAAGTCCAAACACGTTGAGATAACTTCAAATCTCTATAGACATAGCCGCAGGAACACATCTTACTACTTGGTTCAAATCTACCAATACGCAAGATGTTTACACCGTACCATTCGGCTTTTTGCTCAATGAGTTCATTAAACCTACCAATGGCAATATCTGACAAGGCTTGCGCAAGATGATGATTTTTCATCATATTCCTTGCAGACAAGGTTTCCAAACAAATGGTATCGTAATTTGTAACCAATTGATGAGTGACTTTTTCAAGGAAGTCATTTCTCCTATTGGTCACTCTTTCATACTGACAAGCAAGAACCTTTCTTGCCTTATCACGATTGTTTGAACCCTTGGTCTTTTTTGATAACCTTTTCTGAAGTCTTTTCAGTCTGACCAATGCATTCTTTAAATTCTTTGGATTTGGTATTTCTTCTCCATTGGATAGCGTGGCAAAAGTCTTGATGCCCAAGTCGATTCCCACTGCTTTGTTCTCGTCAATGGGCTTCTTACTTGGATTGTCTTCATCAAACTGTACTAAAATGGATATATAATACCTACCTGTTGATGTTCTTGATATGGTAGAAGTTTTAATCTTCCCATCAAAGAACCTATGAAATCTACATTTAATGCCATCTTTAAATTTGGGAATATAAACCTTCTTCTTGTCAAAGTCAACAGTAGTATTCTGTACGATTTGAAAAGATTGCCTTGCATTCCTTTTTGACTTGAACTTTGGGAAACCTTTCTTCTCCTTAAAGAACCTTTGGTACGCACTATCAAGGTTACGAATTGCAGCCTGAAGTGATAGAGAGTTTACTTCTTTAAGGAAAGACGTTTCTTGCTCTTTCTTTAGAGCAGGAAGTAGTTTAATAAGTTCAAAGCATGAAATGCTTTTCTTCGAAGTCTTATAAGCATTAATTTTCTTTTCAAGGCAAAGGTTATAGACATAGCGGCAGCAACCGATATGTTTGTTTATCAGTTCCTGCTGTTTCTTATTAGGATAAATTCTATATTTATAAGCCTTGTACCTCATAAAAGTTATTTTATATATACAAATATATACAAAAAATATGAATTAAATAAATATATAGTTATATTTTTTAAATTATATTTATTAATAGCCAATTCATCCAACAACCTGAAGACTTGTGGGTTTTCTTGGCTATAAGTTTATAAATCTGTCAGCATCTGCATCATCCATATACTGCTGCATATCATCATCACTCATATCCCCATACAATGAATCATAATCAGGTGTTTCAGTATAATCATATGTCCCGTCATCATTATATAAGTCAAAGTCATTATCTATGCCGTTTTCAATATCATCATTTTTTGCCTCTTTTATACCTTTCTGAAAACCTTTTTGGAAGCCTTTTCCGTTTTTCTGACCTTTAAGTCTGTTTTCAGCATCATTATATGTTTTCTGATATTTGGCAGCATGTGAAGGGTCTTTCATTATTCTTGCAGCAGCTCTACCCTGTACCTGTGCAATGGCATCCTTACCACTGTCTGTATCACCTATTTCATTTAATACGGTATTAATAGAATTTTCAATGATTCTATGCAAGTCACTTTCGGTTAATCTTATAATCCTTTTCATAATGTATTTTTCCTTATAAATAGTTCTTATTTATGTTTAGAAACCGAAAATTCATTTTCTCTTAAAGACCTCAGTAAAGAATTAACCAAACTTGAAAAATTATCTGATAAAGATTCATTAGTTAATTTACAAGGTGGCTGATTTGCCTGTCTAAAAAATATATTAAATGACAAGAATTTTTTCTGATTCATTTTCAGCCCATCACAATTAATGTCAAAGTCTAAAATAAATCTGCTTGAATAATAATTGTTACCAAAAAGGAACGTTGAAATCGAATGTTTAAAGTCCCTTTTAATTGTCTCAAAAATATTGCTATAATCGTCTTCAAATTTAGGTGATACCCAACACTTACCTGAAAGATAAATTACTTTTGGGTCATCCTTGTTCACTGAGCCAAATCTAACGTCAATATCATTAGAAAAATCTAAAATGTATTCTTTATTTAATCTTTTCATTATTTATGCCATTCTATATAAAAAATAATAAAAATAATGAAAGCGTCAATAAGCTAAAGACTTAGTGAATTTATTGAGTTTTCAATTAAAAAAACTTTTTGTTATCATTATCAGATAAAACTGCACCAACTTCAAGCAATTTTGCAGTATCTTTAATAATAGTTTCCTTGCAATACTGCATTGATGCAATCTCTTCCTTGATGGATTCCAAACCTTCTCTATCCTCATCACTTGATTCGGTAATCATCCTGTTAATCTTATCAAGACACTTTTCCTTCAAGTCGTTAAAGAACTTAATCTGCCTCTTCTCAGCAACTGAAGACCTTGAATTGATAATGTCATTAACCAAAGCACGTTCATCCTCATTGAGCATAGCCATCTTCTTGTCGAAATCCTCAGTTAGTTTCTTGATGTTAATTCTATCCTCCTGAATGGTTTTCTTATGGTCATTAATATATGACTCCACAATGTTTCTATTTGCTGAAATCTGAGAAAGATTATTTAATTTCTTTTTATGTGTCAGAAGATAAGTACCTGCATTAAAAAAAGCACTCTTGCTCTCATTAATTTCATCCTCACCTTTAACACCATATTTAATAATTAACTTAGCAAACTTATCATTAGATTCCTTCAAGGTATTAAGATTGATATTTTTGGAAGCCAACTCCACTGATTCCTTAATATATTCTTTTGCATCAGCAACACCATCATAATTCTTCATTGCCTCAAAGAACTGCAACTGAGACTTGATATTTGCATCCTCTTTGATAAGTCTTGTTATTTCTCCAACTGCCCTTTTGTTCTTAACGAAAAGTTTTGGAAGTTCTGACTCGAACATTGTACCCATTTCGCCAACAGTTGAATTAGTGACACTATCCTGATACTCTATATCATTTTTGTATTCCTCATAATCTTTCTGAAGCCTTCTAAACCAAGTATCAGCAATCTCTGCATCATTCTTCTTTAACGCAGCAGCCAAACCTTTATAGCCCTTCTCTAATTGTGAAAGAAATTGTTTACTATTATTTTCCATTATAAAACGTTTTATTATTTAATAAATATTTCTTGTTAATAAAAAAAGGCGGATGATTAATCCGCCTTTTCGTTATCTTCATTTAACTTTTTATCAAGTCCATTTAACATTTTGTTAAACTCTTCATTAATCATTAATGATTTATCATAAATGTCTGCCTTTTCAATTGAAGTTTCCTGTTTCTTCTTTTCGTTTGCCTCATCCAAACGTTTTAGATATTGTGAGAATAATTGGTCAGCCTTTTGTTCTGATTCTTTGATTAGTTTTTTATACATTTTTCGTTTTGCTTCAGCAAGAATTGGCTTTCTGCCTCTACGTGATTCCATTGGATTACCTTCTGTCTCATCACCACCTCCTGTGTCAGTACCACTTTCCATATCAGCAGTTGGTTCTGAGCCTTCAGCACCTGCAATATCACCATTCTCGTCACTATCAGGAGCACCTAAGTCATCAAGGTCTGAACCGAAGTCACCTCCGCCCATTGGAGCGCCTCCGCCTCCTCCGAGACCTCCTCCGCCCATTTGGTCTCCTTGTTGCTGAACATCATCTTGGTATTCAGCACCTGGTTCTCCGTACATTCTATCAACGGTATCAAATAAACCAGTTCTCTTGATGATTTGCGATGTTTTTTCAAGTTCGGCAGCGATACCCTTTTCAAGACGAATTTCTTCAAGGTTATCTTTAATATCCTTTTCTGACCATTTCATAATCTCCTTCAATGCCCTTGTTTGAGACATGATTGGAATACCATTACCTGGGTCTGATATTGCATCACGTGCAGCAGTAATCTTCTTCTGAAGGTTATCAATTTCAAGTTGTTCAGCCTGAGTTGATGGGTTGTTCATCGTAAGATTGAAGTTTGTAAGGTCATCAGTAAAGCCTAAAAGATAAAGGTGAATACTTGCAACCTTTGTCAACTCCATCAAGAAAGCCTGTTGAATTCTATTAACTGTACGTGTGAAACGTATATCCTCCAAAGCAAGGTTATTTCCATTTCCTTGCGCTTCCTCAAAGTTCAAGAAAGTCTTAGGGATTCTCAACGCAGTGCAAACCTTATCCTGAACAAACTTAATGTCATCCATTGCAGTCAAATTCTGAGCGGCTGACAAAGTATCAATAGGTGTAGGTGCATTTTGGTCACGTACAGGAATAAAAATATCTTGATCGCACGAAAGGATATTCTTCCTTAAATCTAGCTGCCCTGTCATAGGATCTATAATAGGTGTCCTCTTAAAATTGTTTGCAATGTTTTCTACGTATGCTTGGACATCGGCATCATCAATTGCACCAACGTAAATTTTATAGACACGTCTTTCAATAGAACGCTCAAGACGATATATCAGCATTAAGTCCTCCATGAGGCTTAGCATTCGCCAGTGCCGTCTCGCCCCGTTCAGATATGAACAGTTATGGGTCACAATACCGTTTGCAAAGAAATTAGAATTGTCATTATCAACAGTAATGTCAAAAGTTTCTTTCTGGCCAATGTGTTTAACATTTTTGATTTTTTCTAATTTAATGGAATCTATATGCGGTGTAATTCTTTTAACTTGATGCAATTCTTTATTACAAAAATTAATATAATAACTATAATGTTTTACAATTATACTATCACCATCTTTATTTTTTGAAACAACACCTAATCTATCTCTTTTATGTACATTTCCACATTTTAACCCTAAAGACATTACAAGAGTTTTAATATCTTTAACCAATTCTTCATTAGCTAATTCAATAGTATACCCAAAACTGTCTTTAGATATTATACTTATTGACCCATCAGCATCAATTAAACCTTTTAAGAAAGATTTTTTAATTTCAGCATTTGCTTCAAAAACCCATGAAGGTATTCTTTTTGTATAACAATCACCTAAAAAACCCATTCTTTTTAAAATAGTTGCCAACATTTTAGATGTTACGAAAGCTGTGTGATATTTAAGCTTTTTATTAGAATTCTTTTTTTGTGAAAGAAATGAAATCTTTTTACCTGAATATTTTTCTAACAACTTTATATATTCTTCATTTAAAGTGTTGTACTCACCAAGGGCAAACATTACATTCATAGAATGACTTACCCATCCATCACCAAGCATAAAACCGAAAAGTTTAGCAAAATCCTCTGTAATGTATTCAGGAATATATTTGATATAATCATCCCACCATTTTAGTGATTTTTTACCGTGCTCGAAATCTTTTAAATCAGATTTATCTATTTTTATTTTTTTTGTCTCATTTTTAACACCATCAAAAGTAACCAATAAATCATCAGTTTGAATATCTTTAATCTCTTTATATTTAAATTTTTTATTAGATTTATCAAATATCAACAACTTATGGTCAGATGTTCCTTCTATTGAATGATGTTTAGTACCTACGTAATAAACATCTTTTTCGCCTTTATTCATTTGCATGGTAACTGTTGACAACTCTCTTTGCTGAGTTGCCAAATTAAACGTCCAAACTTTATCACCAATATGTATATTTTGTATTTCTTTATAGCCTAATTCTGTTTCAATTCTTGTATCACCAACCAAACAACCATACGGTAAATACAATGAGTTGGTCAGCAATCTAAAGTGTGCAATCTGCCAATTTCTGAAAGGTACTTGAGAATTGTTTTCGTTTACCCAAATGAACTTTGTTGAAGTATCAATATTGTTTGTATTATTGTACTGAGTAGTAATAGCACCATAAGGATTAGCAATACCATTTTCAATTCTTTCAACGTTAAAAACAGGTAATTGTTTCCAACCCTTGACACCCAACTTATTGTCAATATCAAGAAGCATAAACTGATTGCCATATTTGCACATTGCCCTGACAACCATTGGCGCAGTAACTTGAATATTCAATCTATTAACGAATAAGTCTTCAAGTATAGATTTAATTCTATCAGATTTAGAATATACATTAACAATCATTCCCTTGTCAGATGTAATGGTACTCTCTTCTGTAACAATATCCAATGCTGCACCAATCTCAGGGAATGCATCCATTAAATCAGCATCACGATACATTAACTTAACATTGTTAAGCCCTGCATAAGCGCTTACGGACAAATCGACATTAGCCTTTACCCATCTATCCTTTAAGTAAGCATTCTGCTGAAGTTCTAGCTTTTTACTTTCATAATCATCTTTGTTAGTGGTTCTGTATAGAATACTCTTGTCAGCAGTTGACATATCGTATGAATTGATATGTGGTGATGATGCGTCAGCATTCCAATTGCCACTAAAGGCTCTATCTATGTTCTGAAAAATTGTGTATTTTCTTGCCATTATTAATAATGAATTATATATTTAAAAAAATAAATATTTATTATTAAAAATAAATATCTGCCAACAAAAAAAGACTAACCATCACTGATTAGTCTTTATTATTTTATTTATTTTTTTTTAATACATTCCTGAGAACAACCAAAGATATGCTCCTTGATTATTTAAGCCATTGTTAGTTTTTGACAATATTTTTTCATTGTAGAAAGGTAAGCCACCCTTTGGTGTGATTGGCTTGTCATCTTTAATTCTATTTCTATTGGCACTGATAGCCCCACCCATCATATAAGCATTGAGAATTGCTTGGTCTTTATGTTTTGATTCCTCTAATTTGTTATAAGTATAACGCATTACGAATAAAGCCATAGCAAGCGCACAAATTGTATCATCGTGAGAACCTTCCTGATGGTTCATTCTACCTGTCTCGCCTTCAAAAATCCAAGTATCAAGTTCGTTTATTACACGTGTTGAACGAATTTTAAACTCATTTGAACGCACCATACCTGCAAAACTTGCAAGTACAGGGTATCTATTTCCTTGGAAGTGGAAACCTGGTAGTCTATCAGAAAAATTCAAAGGTTTATCTGACTGATTCTGAACGGTATATGTTTTCTGATTTCCATCCTCATAATAGAAATTCTTATATCCCAATTGAATCATAGTAAGAATTAGGGCATCACCTTGACCACCTGTGCAATCGACTACCACATAAGCCTCATTATAAAGGTTCGCATATTGATATACCATACCACCAATATCATCACCAAGTTTTTTGCCTACGTATTCACCTACCTGCTCAATAATAGGCAAGCCATTTTCATCCTCACCATCCATATCAATGATTTCAATTGCAGTCCTATCGGCTGAAACTCCACGGGAAGGATCACATCCCAGAATATACCTATGTCCGTCAATTGGTCTCTTCCAGAACCAAGTTTCATCGTTCATTGGGTCTTTAAAATCACTTAAAGGCTCTCTTACATTCAAATTGCTTTGTTGCTCAATGAATTCAGGCGCAACAACGTTGTTAGCAGAACCTTGGAATGACACATCCAACTCCTGAGCAATTTTCATAGAGTCGTTGTTGAAAGACTTACACATTTCATCGTACCAAGGAGAACGTGGAGTCCAACCATCCTGTACCATTTTTTCCCAATGCTCCTCATCGTACTTCACAGTACCTTCAGCATCAAGTGTCGGCTCATAAAACCACTTAACCTTTTCGCTATCCTTACCTTTTTTAAACCATTTAAGATTCTTGTTATAACGAGGGTCTTGATACCATCTAAACTGAACTGCGGTAAAGTTATTCTCGTGCGCTAAAGCCTGCTTATAGGTGTTGTAGTAAAGTTCATCGTGTCCATTTGGCGTTGACACCATTACAGTCTTTGAGTTAGGGTTTGAAGCCATACAAGCCGCACAAGTGGCATAAACTGCCTTACCATTCTCAATAAACCCTGCCTCATCAAGAATAAGAATTGATACTGCTGAGATACCACGGGCTGCATTTTCACCTGATGAACGTGCTACAATTCTGCATCCGTTGAATAACTCAAGTTCTGATTTACTATCTTTGATGAAGATAGATTTAATGTTTTTATCTGATTTAGGGTCTGGTGAATAGTAGTCATCACCCCAATACCATCTTGGTACTTGTGTGAGGAAGTCACGTATCTTTGTAATCAACTGATTAGCAAGATCAAGTTTGTTACCTACACAAAGTATAGTTTCAGGAGCATCCTCAGGTGCAAACACACACTGAGCAGTTGCCCATGCGCTTGTCAAAGTTGTGATGCCACACTGACGAGGTTTAATTGAAACAATGTTTCTCACCTTTGCCAATGTTCTCAGAAAAACTTTCTGACGTGGAAAACAAATGAAAGGTGTTTTCTTTCCTACTGCTGCGTTGAACGTACTCAAATACTTCTCAATAAAATAAATTCTTGATTTGTCTTGATAAGATTTGATGTACTCAGCCGCCATTTCGTTAGCATCTATAATCATAGTCATCTATTTTTTCTTCGTGGTCTCCAAAAATCGTTTTTCGCATTTGTATAATTAATTAATTCATTACGATATTGGAAATAATTGTTCTTTACCCACGTTATAATTTTACGTATATTTTCATTACAATATAGTAGATTATTATTTTTGCCTAAAATATACCAACAGTTGGTGTCACCTCTATTTTTATAGAATTTATCAGGATTTTCAATATCATCATAATCCCAACTTACATAAGACAATTCTTCAACGTTTCCGTGATATATAGGTATGATGTTTCTTGCACTTGGTCCCCAGAATATAACTTGGTCTTGATTATCACCTCCGTGATACGCTTCAACACCATCAGCTTTAAACATAACTGCGCCTGCGTTATCATCTAGTCTACCATAGCAGTCATTCCCTAAGTAATATCTTGCTTCTGCGTTAGTTGCCTTATCAGCAATAAATGCAAAATTATATCCTTCTTCATGTCTTTGACTTCCGTGTGTTACGCCAAGTTCTTCCACATCTTGTGTTCCCTTAGTGAAGCCATTCATAGCAATCTCAGCAGGGTCAGGGGTGAAATGTATAAGCCACTGATTGTTTGAATACACATCTTGATTGTAATCGTATATATAACGAGCACCCCTATTATATTCACGAGCTATGCCTCTGCAAAAACGGCCAAATGCTTTTTTTATATCAGGATGATTTTCCAAAATATCTAACAAATCGTCTTCATCCGCCTGATTGTTTTTATATGCTTCAAGCATATCCAATTCTTCATCAGACAACTCCATAATAGCATCTCTATCATTATTGAAGAATTCAGGTATGTCATATGCGTAGTCTTGAATTAAATATTCATCAGCAAGTTCTTCTGGTTCTTGCAAATATCGTTTTAAAGGCATTCCGTGTGTTTTATCAAGGTACTCATTCTCTTGATTTTCTTCGATGTTATCTTCTTCTGAAATTTGATAATTATCCAAATCATCAGCAGTCATATATCCATCAGTAATCATTGATGAATCTACGTTCTTTTGTTGAATATTCTTTAAAAATGCTTGATAATCAATGTTGTTTGAAATATCACTTATTGTTTTTTCAATATAAGATTTACCCTTCTTGGTCTTAGCCAAAAGTTCCTGACTTAAACCGAAGAACTCAGATGTATCTAACGAGCAAAAATCAGCAAAGAAATATGGTATCATATTTGGCTTTATTTTATCTTTACCAAACATCATTTCCCATAAAGTCTTTCCAAAACGAATGTCCCAAGGTTCAGCCATTGTGAAATCTGCTCTTTTGATTATCATTTGAGCCTTTTGATTATCTTCAGGTAATCCATGTGAAGAGAATAATTCCATGAATCCTCTGATAGTTTCCCTTAAAAGATAAGGGAAAATTAAACCTTGTGATCTGATTATAGTCTTGTTGTTTCCGTGTCCTAAATGTACACCAACATATGAAATTAAACTTGGATTCTTTTTATCAATTTTTTCTTTCTTGACAAACACCAAGTAATCATTTAAAGCATTAATTTTGTTATAAAGAGACAATAAATCACTAAATCCATGTGTTTCAAAATACTCTGAATATAAATCTTCATATCTTGAGGCAATCATAGCATAACCCTGTATCAAAGAATCAACAAAACGTCTTTGCTTAACAATATCATCAACTTGGTTTATTTCACTTACATCTGAGAAAACATATGAGTCACTGTCATTTACATCATCTTCAGGTAATATCCTTAAAGACTTGTTAGCTTCAATCTCATCCTTAAGTTCGCAAGTAAGATTAACTGTCTCAGCAGGAACTGCAAATAACTCATTAACAACATTTTCAGTTAATTTATTAAGTTGCGGCCGTATTGGTGTCTCCTTTTTAATTGCCTCACTCATTAATTTAGAAAGAAGATTCTCAGCCTTTACCTCATCTAAAGGTAGCCCATAAGAATTCATTTCATCAATGATTTCAGCATATCTTCTTTTTAAAACCTTATAATCAAAATCATAATCATGAGAAGGTGGAAATGCAGGACAATCACCCAAGGAAGTGTTATGTTTCTTGACTGATTTATAAACATACTCAGGCAACTTATTCGCCATAATGTCGTTTATGTTTTCCTTTATAATATTTAACTTATTTTCTGATAAAATAATCTTCTTCATGCTAAAGATTTATTAAAAATTCATCTAATTCCTTTTTAGTAAAATTAATTGATTCTGCTTTCAAATCAGCCTTTACCATTGCATTACCTGCATTAACTGCTTGTGCCACTTGTGGATTGGTCTTCATAGCGTCACTTAAAGTGTTTGACAAATCAACGCCATCGTTTGCTTGAACATTAATCGTTGTTGGGTTTTGTGACTTATTTTTGTCAGCATATGTAGACGGATTAAATGTATAAATTTGTGCATTAGGGTCTTTCTGCTTTGCGTTATTAATATCATTAGCCAAATTAGGTGAGCCTGCTTGTGATGAAACAGGGTCAACATTAACCTCAGTCTTTTTATCTGGTTGTGTATTTAAAGATTTAGACTGTATGTTGATGTCTTCCTCTTTAAGTCTTAATTGCCTCTTTTCAAAAATAATTTTTCTCATATGTGAAATAAATTTTAATATAAATATTTTATAAAAGAAAAAAGGGAAGTCTTAACGACTCCCCCTTAATATTATCTGCCACTAACAAAAGGATTCATAGTACCTCTTCCGTTACTAAGCCTTTTATTTGTGATTTGTTTTTCATCACGCTTAGTTCCCTTAATGCCTTCTCTGTCATTCATATCAAAATCACTTATAATTCCATTAGCAATTTCAGTTACTAACTTTTCTATATATGATTTGGATTCCATAGGCATTTCAGGAGCACCGCCTTCATTTCCACCATTAGAGTTTGATTCAGCATCTTCGTCATCATCTTGCATACTCTTCATATACTTAATAGCTGCACTCTTCTTTTCAACTGGCAAGCTATTATAGATGTCAATGCCTTCATCATCATCTTCTTGGTTATCTTGCATACCATCACCAGTGTCAGGAGCATCAACTCCATTTGGAGGTGTTGGTGGTAAACCACCATTCATATCATCCATAGGTGGCATTTCTGCCGTTGGGTCTTCAGCACCTTCATCTGGCAGCATCCCCATATCAGGAGTGCTATCCTGTTTTGGTATGCCAGTATTTAAAACATACTTTTCAGTTATCGTAGGTATTTTTTTCCCAAGTGGCGCATAATTGACTCAGCAATAGTATTCTCTATTTCTTCAGGGTCTACCTCGAAAGGAGCACCACTGCCAATTTTCTCGCCATATGGATTCTCGTTATAAACGCTATCATCGTTCATATCGTAATAACCTGGGAACTCTTGCATTGAAGTTCTAGGCAAATTCATTACCTTCTTCTGATATGCAGGATGCTTACCAAAGTCATTCAACTTGTTCATATTGCCTCTTGGAACACGACCTGCATCTGAGAATGGCTTCATACCATCTTCCTCGTTAATTCTACGAGCACGATTACGTCTTGCCTCATTCATCCTCATCTGTCTAAAAGCACGAGATTCGTATACCTGAGCACCATTGCGTCTGCGAGATTCGAAAGCCATTCCATCTTCGATTGGCTCATCATCATCGTCATCATAAAGGTCATCGTCTTCATATTCAGAATCATTAACTGTTGGCTCATCGCCACCAACTGCATTAAGAACTGCATCAAGTTTATCGCTTAAATCAGAAATCTGATCCTGCAAATCGTGCAAGTCAGGGTCAACATCATCATCCTCGTCATCATCGAAAGTATCATCATCGTCAAGACCTTCATCGTCAGCAACATCATCATCGTCAAGACCCTCATCGTCAGCACCGAAATCACCCTCATCTCCAAGGTCTGCATCATCAGCAAAATCGTCATCAGCACCGCCTTCAGCATCAGGTGTAACATCATCGTCTACATCAGGTGTATCGTCATCCTCTACATCGGCATCAGCATTAATATCATCAATGTCCTCATCAATCTGACGACCATCTTCAGCATCAAATGGGGCAGTGTCACCAATCTTACCAACACCAACTGCAGGGCTATTCTGATTGTCACCGTTATCCATTGCCATAGATTTACCTTCTACAACACCATTATTCATTTCGCCTGTAGTTGAAGTACCTTCCTTATCGTCAATGTCTTTACCCTTTGCATCATTGAAAGGAGCGGAATCACCAATCTCTGTTCCATGAGATTTGTCCATATAAGTATCAGCAATGTTACCTGCGGCATCCTTGCCTGTACTATGCCAAGCAAGTGGCTCTGAAGCCTCTTCAATCTTAGCATCTTTATAGTCAGGATTTGCTTTCTTAGCATCGCCCTCTTCGTGTTTCTTCTTTCTGAAAGAATCCTTTGGATTCTCAGCATCCTTAAAGTCATAACCATCGCACTCAGACTCACAGTTTTCCTTGCAAGTCTCTGAAATTGGAGCGAGGTTTTGGGACTTCTTTTCGTTGATACGTGTAGCATTCAACATAATCTGACGTTCACGAGAGATTTCTCTCTTCATTCTATCAGTAGACTCTACAGTCAACTCCTCTTGCTTATCTGGATTCCAAGATTCAACCATAATCTTCTTCTCAGGTGCATTAGCCTCGTTGATTGACATCATCTTAAGGTCAAAGTTTTTCTGCGCATCAGCAAAGGAGCTGTATTCGTTGTCTTTTCTGTTTCTAAAGCCGCCAATGTATTCGTAGTTTTCAGCTAACTTACCTTTTTTATTAGGAGATACTTTTATATAGTATTTAGTGCCTTCACGCACAATACCGTATAATTTACCTCCGTTCTCTTTTTCGTATTCAACCCCTGTATAAGGTGTTTTCTTACTTTCATCAATACCATACTTCATAAGGTTTCTCATCCTTATAAGTTGGCTATTTACATCTTGATTATTTTTCATTTTATAATCTTAATTAATATATTAATTTAATAATAAATACTTTGTAAATAGCAAAAATTTTTAAATAAATTTTTTTATTTCGATTGGGCTATGAATTTCGTTTGTATAATTTCCGAAATATTTACTATTATTTAAATAATAAATTAATTTTATTCCTTGTTTTTTACAAAGTTCAAATTTTTTATTATCTCTTTCTTTCGATTCAATTAATTGTTTTTTAGCCCATTTTTCTCCTTTTCCTCCAAAATCTATAGGTTCGAAGTGTTGCCTTCCTTGGCACTCAATGCCAATATTATAATCAGGTAAATAAAAATCTAATGATTGTTTTCCAAGAAAATTATTTCTGAATTGGTAAATAAGTCAACCTCCCACGAACTGAAGATTCGTGGGTTTCCTTGCAACTTAATTATGAAATCTTTTTTTCCTCTAAAAACTCTTTCATTTCTTCTTCTAATTTACTTTTATTACAAAAAGGACAGCCACAACCAGATAAATGATAATTTGGCTTTTGATAAAAAATTCCATGCTTTTTACAGATAATAGCAATAGGTACACGTGTACTAACATACTTTACTTTACTGTAATCGTACTTATCTCCATGTATTTTTTTAGCACGTTCAATAAAAACTTGTGTGGTTAAACTTACTTTATTACTGATTTTTTTATATCCGCATTTTTTGCAACCGTTGCCCATTAAATGCTCATTTGGTGTTTGCCAAAACTCTCCGTGTTCAGGACAAATTATGCATATTTTCTCTTTACTTTTTATATATTTAACTTTAGAGTAATCATATTTATTACCATGAATTTTTTTTGCTTTTTTGATAAATTCTTCAGTTGATAAAACATAATTTCCAGCACATTTAGGGCATCCATCACCTTTTAAATGCCAACAAGGTTTTTGTACAAAATATCCATGTTTAGGACATGTGATAATAATAGGTGTACTAGTATTTATATAGTTTGTGCTATCATACTTGTATTTGTTATGATGTATTTCATTAGCTTTTTTTAAAAACCACTCAAAAGATTTTGTATTGTTTTTAATTCTTAATACACAGCCACATTTAGGACAATTTGCTCCTTTTAAATGATTAGCAGGTGTTTGCCAAAATTCTCCATGCTCAGGGCAAATAATGCAAACCTTAGTTTTGTTATTAATATAATTTACTTTTGAATAGTTGTATTTATAATTATGTATAATATCAGCCTATTTTATGAATTCTTCTTTGGTTTTCTTTTTTGGCATATTTTTTTTATTAAATTTATCAATTTAAATCGTCTTGAGTGCCACTAATGTTATCTCTTCCTCTTGAATCAAAATTAATATCATTGAAAAGTTGTGGAGTAAACTTATCTTGTGCTCTTATATAAACAATAGACCCAGGTTTTAAATCCTTTTCATTATATTGTACGCAAAGTACAAAATTAATTCCCATATATTTTGATAGCATTTCATCAAAAAGTGTGTAGTATTTTTTACCGTTTTCCTTGCTTGTCATTAATTTGCCATTATTGACAATAAAGCTAATCAAACTGTCTCTTTCTGCATCCCATTTCTTTTTATAAGGGTTATGGTCGGAATTACCGTCCGCAACTACCTCTTCAGAAATTAATTTAAATTGCTTTTCGTTTACGATAATTTTTTTAGGGCTATTTTTTGATTCATTAAATTGTACTGTTCCAAAATATTTACCGCATTTTCCACATTTAAATATTGGCTCACCTTGTATATAGATATAAATTTTCTCACCACATTTATCACAATGTGATGGAACTTTTTCACCTTTGTCGTTTTTTACAGTTCTAAAACGGCCTTTTCTTTTATCCCTTAAAAATTCTTTATCCCAATTTAAAGCCATTATTCAATACTATTTAGTTTGTCATACAATTTACTTGAAATGCTCCATAGTTTATCAAGGTATTCGGTTCTTCTCAGCACCTTATATACAATATTATAAGGGTCGCCTTCTCCACCACGTTTAAGACCAAATTTTCTCATCGCTTTAATTTTCTTTAAAAGACGATGCGCCTTATCACCTAACTTCCTTAATTTAGCATCATCAGTTGTACTATTCAAAAGATTGTAATAATTATCAATCTTTGTCATAATATTTGCTGACTTTTCTTTTATCTCGTATTTGCCCAATTCAATAGAATGTACGTCATCAGGTGATGGTACTTTAATCCAAGCATTGGTTTCAAGATTAAATAAGCCTCCTGACTCAGTTTTAGCATTAATATCTTCAACGTATAACTCTACAGGAAAACCGTAAATCTTCAAGTTCTCATGCTCATTATTCCATTCATTCTTTTTAGCATCGAAATATTGTTGAACGAAATCTTTTCTTTCGCTAACATCAGAAAAATCAACAACTAAATGTAAATCAATATCTGAGTACTTTGACCAATTAAAATTGCAAATGGAACCTGTTAAATGTATTCCTCTTAATTTAACCCATCCTAAATTACAAGTGTCCCAAAAGTCATCAGCAATGTCCAACAATTTAAGTCTAACCTTAGAACTAAGCATCATACCTTTCCAAATCTTTGGTGCTAAATGGTCTTCTGCCTTGAATGAATCTAATTTAACTTCGTCAGCATTGACTTCTTGCTCTTGGTTCTCTTCGATATGAAAATATTCGTTATTACCTCCATCACCTTCAGCACCTATAGTATAGGTGTCCCTGTCCACTAATGAATTTTCTTCCTTTAGTAGATTATTTTTTAAATATAAAAGTTTAGATTCAGGTAATATTACTTTCATTGTTTAGTTCTGTGTTCTTCTATCATTAATTGTATCGTCATCCGTAATCAACTTTGGAGTTATCTTCTTACCACAAAGGCAAAGAGGAACTAACAACTCAGCCTCCTTGACACCATGCTCAGAAGTGAATGATTCCATTTCAGTGTATTTAATCTTTTCTTTGTTTTTCTTTTCGCCATCATATTCAAAACCATTTTGAACTGCTAATGAAACGAATTGCTCGGACGTGTCGTATCCATAAGAATCATAATCGTTATATAACATATTAAATATTTTTTTCTCTTTAAAAGTTATTTATATATAAATATTCTTGATGATGAAAAAGACGATTATATTAAACGAAGCAAAATTTAACCGTTTAACCTATTTGATTGAGAAAGAGGATAAAAATATCACTGATGCCAGAGATAGGTTCAATATGTACGACAAGTTGAATCAGAAAGGCTTCTTCAAAAATCCAAATCTTAGTGCTGAAGTTAAAGATAAAGATATTGACACATACAATCAAGCATTGAAGGATGAAATGAATGAAATCGTGGAGACAATTTATGGTGTCTATGAGAAGATTTCACATAACTTAGGTGCACTTTATTCAAGAGCTACTAATGAAGACCCTAAAGATAATGAAAAAGCTACTTATCAAAAAAATAAATGGATGCATCCAACTACTTTCTATGTAGCTGACGACATCCTTTACGCAAGAACGGCAGATAAAAAAGACTTCTTATATAGATGTAGATGTTATTATACTCTAATATTAAGGGTGTATAGCGGAGGTGAACCTGTATGGGCTAACCTTTTCTTTAATCCTAAATACAAGGCTGCAAAGGCCGACTTTATTAAATGTAATCAAATTTCATCTGGTAAGTTAGCACGTATTAGTGTTGGCATTTTAAATAAAGAAACAAATTCATATCCTGAGGGTTCTATAAATTGGATTAGAAACAAGAGAGCAAATTCTGCAACCGAAAAAACCTATGGTGATGCTTCTCCTATTTTACATAGGGATTTTCAGCCTGCTACCTTCGGTCAAACACAATATGACGAATTTATTCCTAAAAAAGAAAAAAGTGCTATTATGCAGTGGTACATTAAAGCACAAAAAGACCCAAGCATGTATGAACCATATTTAATTAAAGAAGAACCTAAAGTGGTTAGTCAAGGTGCTGGTAGACGTAGATTTGGCATTAGAAGATGACAAAAAAAATAAAAGCGAGACCATTACAAGTCTCGCTTTTTTTCATTATCCAACACTTAGTGGTGCTGATATTTTACCATCTGATTTATAATTTTCAATTATAAAATCTTCATATTTAAAATCATTAATATCCTTAATTTCTCTGCCAAACTTTAGTGTTGGCAATTCATCATATCCATTCCTGCTTAATTGCTCATTAACGGCATCCATATGATTCATATAAATGTGGGTATCTCCCAAATCACCAATTAGTTCATCAGGCACCATGTCAACTACTTCTGCAATCATATAGGTTAAGGCTGCATAAGAGGCAATATTGAATGGCAATCCTAAGAATGAATCCACACTTCTCTGAGTCCACTTACAAGACAAGCCAAGTCGTCCATCATCTAATTTTCTGACATAGAACTGAAACAAAATATGACAAGGCGGTAAAGCCATATCCTTTAAATCAGCAGGATTAAATGCAACACAAAGTAAACGTCTGTCATTTGGATTGCTCTTAAGAGTATCAATTATATTCTTAATTTGGTCAACACCACTTCCTCCAAAATTTCGCCATTGATACCCATATACATGGCCTAAATCACCTGCCTTATAATATTTAAAAACACTTGATTTGTCAGTTCTAAACGCATATGTTGTTTCCTCTTTAACTGCCTCAATAAAAGAATCAAAATCTAAAACCTCTTTGTATGATTTTGACAAGTCCTTATAATATCTATAAGCGTCAGCATCCCAAATGTGTACATTCTTTTCGATTAGTGGTTTAATGTTGGTTGAACCACTTAAAAACCATAAAAGTTCTTCAATAACACCTCTATAAAACACTTTTTTTGTGGTTAAAAGAGGGAAACCCTTTTTAAGGTCGAATCGTAAAGTACGTCCAAAGACTGATTTTACTTTACCACTTCGTGTGTCCTTTTCAACACCATTCTCTTTAATATCCCTTAATAGGTCTAAATACTGTTTATCAACGTTATTCATTATTTTTACTTTCTTTTGCTTTAATTACCTGATTCACATAAGTCATTACCATTGGATTGTTGCCAATAAATTCTCCTGTATGAGATAGGCAATGTGCGTGACAATTCTTATTGCTATCATGTTCTATTTCATCAATCCATTCGTTCCAATGATTATCAATCTTCATAATCAAATCTCTAGGAGAATGTCTTGCTACATAGTTCTCCAAAAATTCATTTCGTCTATCTTTAGAGGGATAGAACAAATCAAAGTCAATATTCTCCATTTCAAGGGCATCTCTAACCTCTTTGTGAGATGAAATGAAAATAATGTCGTTATTTACAATATTTTCTTTAATATGTTCTATATAATTTTTTGGAAAATCTGACTTGTCAAACTTACTTGAATCAGAATCAAGTATTTTAAGTTGCTTTCCTAATGTGTTGAAAGCATAAGTCTTTCCGATACCAGGGAATCCTGCTACTAAAATTGCACTCATGAATTTAAAAAAATTAATTTAAAATTGTAAGGAGTTCTCCATATTTTTAACACGTTGTATTATTTTACCAATTTCTTCAAAACGCTTCTTTAAATAATAATTACTTTCGTTTAAATCTATAGTGATGTTCGAATCAAACATTTGTAAAAACAAATCACCATTAGGCATATTCATAAAACTTGGTATCATAAATTCACTTTTGTTCTTTTGATTTTGATTGGAAAACGAATTTAAGATTTTTTAAAATACCCAAAGTTTGCTCGTTGAAGTAATCGTTTAATTTTTCTACATATTCTTTGAATAACTTAGTTTTTTCTTCTACTTCATTATCATTTTTAGAATCAACTTGACATATTTCCTTACCTTCATTCACAGGGATTTCAACTGTTTCGTCAGTATCTTCTTTTATTTTATCAGTGTATTTTCCTACTCTTAGAAGCGATTCTTCATAATAATCTTTGTTTCTTTCAAATCCTATATAATTTCGCTTATTTATCATTGCCATTTTAGCAGTTGTTCCACTTCCCATAAATGGATCAAGCACTAAATCACCTTCATTAGTCCAAGACTTGATATGGTCTTCTGCCAATTTCTCAGGAAACACAGCAGGATGACTTGTCTTGTCATTGAATGATGTTGAATATTTCCAAATATTATTTCTAAGACTAAATTCAGGTACATGTTTTATATCGGTTACTTGTTTCCTTTCATCTTTGGTATAAGATGAATGCTTTCCCCAATTAGTCCATCCTGCCCATTTATTTCTTTTGTCTGCAATAAGTTTAATATCCTTTCTAATTTTACCTTTGACAAACACAAACATATATTCAAAAATTTGTGTATACCTTTTTGAATCTCGTCTTGCAGGAAAAGATGAAGAATTTTTCTCATATATCATTGTATCATGGAGCTTAAAGCCACATTGCATAAAATACAATGCTTGACGAAATGATGTACCTGTTTCTGAGCCATTAATACAAGCATCACCTACAACCCATACAACGACACCACCATCTTTTGTTACCCTAAACAATTGTTCAGCAATAGGCTTAAAAATCTCAAAATTCCAACTATCCATATCGCCATAACTCCTTAAATTGTCATAAGGAGGAGATGTAACAGTCAAATCAACACAATTGTCGTCTAATTGCTTTAAACCATCCAAGCAATCACAATTATAAATTTTATTAACTTCCATTTATTAACTATTAACTTTTTCTTTTGTATTAGAATCACCTGATTCAAAATCTTGGTCTTTTACAATATAGCCAACTGATTCAAGTACTTGTTTAATAACGCCTTCATATGACTGTTCTTTTGACAAATCAATGTCACATAAAACATGTCTTTGTGAATCATAAACTATAATGCCACCATCATAAGATTCAATCTCAGCACCCTTTCCTGTTCTAAATGAATATTCTTCATTTATTGCATCAAGGTCAGCATTATCTAACTTTTCAAATTCATAACCTTTGGCCTTAATGAATTTGTTTAATGCCTTCCCCTGAGATTCATTTTCACGAAACATAAGATAATCTTGAACGTTCACGCCATTGTACTGATATTGTGTACCATTTGAAAAGACTACCTTCAAAACCTTTAATTGACCCTCTTTGTCAATGCATTCGGAATATTTGATGTTAGAACTATTATACCAAACCTTGTCCACATCATTTTCGTAATAATTAAATAATTTGCTCATGAATTAATTTTTTATTCTATATAAATTTTAACTACTCACGCAAATATACTAAAAAAAAGTTAAAAAAACAAAAGAAAGAGTATATTTAATTTTCATTTTTTCTTTAATAATTTCTTTAATATTTATTATATAACATAATATTAATAATTAATTTAATATATGGAATATTTAAAATTATTTAGCACTGAAAGTGATTATGTTGCTTATAGGGATGATAAGAACAAGTACCTTAAGCCGAATGTGTCGTTTAGTGACGACAAGGAGAGCGTATACTATAACTACCCACCAAAACCAAAGACTAATGGACACGATTATGTAGATTTAGGGCTTCCAAGCGGAACACTTTGGGCTACAATGAATGTGGGTGCATCTAAGCCTTCAGATTATGGACTTTACTTCGCTTGGGGAGATACAAGTGGTTACACAGCTGAACAAGTTGGAAAAGACAAGCAATTCACTTGGAATGATTATAAATTCAGCATTGATGGAAGTTCTTCAAAGTTTAGTGAGTACACAACCACGGGTGCCACATTGGATTTAGAGGATGATGCTGCACACACCAATATGGGAGGAAGTTGGCATATGCCTACTCCTAAGCAGATTCAGGAATTAATTAGTAATACTGATACTGGTTGGACAACTTCTAACGGTACTGGTATGACATTCACTTCAAAGAGTGATCCTTCCAAGTCTATCTTTATTCCTGCTGCTGGTGTTGCGTGGGGCGGTTCGGTCCACTATAGTGGAGGCGACGGTTACGTTTGGTCCTCGGTGCTTAGTACGAGCAATGTCGGTAACGGGCAGTACCTCGGCTTCGGTTCAGGCAATGCGAGCTTGGACTACTACTACCGCAACTTTGGGTTTTCCGTGCGTGGCGTGCTTGGTTATAATTAATTATGGTCTTAAAAAATCAAAAAATATTCATTTTACAATAAACAATATTTTGCTCATAAGTCTTTTGGCTTATGGGCTTTATTTTTCCCCAAAATTCACTTATATTAAATCCTATTTCATTTTATATATCATGTAATATAATATTTGACTATTTAACTACTCCCACCTAAAGAAAGGGGACTTCTTTCAATTTGACTATTAAAAATATTATTATATATTTTATATAAATAGAAGAAAAATTTATGAGTAAAGACAATAATGCTATTTATTCCCACGAATTAGATGATGTTCTCAACTACATGGTTGACATCCTTGTAAACGAATTCCCTACTGACATTTTTACACCTGAGTACCTTATGGTCTCAATTTTTGATATTAACAATTGTCATGCAAATATGATTCTTGACAATTGCCTTATGTCCAATAATATGGAAGAACTCAAGGAGATTTATACGTCAGTACTTAAAGACCATTCAAAACCATTGATTGGAGAAACTGACAAAACTAAAGTTCAATTTGACTTTGAACTTAATAAGATATTGGAGTCTGCTAAAGAGGAAAAAAAGAAGACTAATGCAAAAGTGGTAGGAACTGAGCATGTACTTTTGGCAATACTGAACCCAAAAAATAACATTAAAATCAGAGAGGTCTTTAATACTGTGGGTATTGAATATAATTTCATTCTTGACAAGTGCATGGAAGAAACCTCAAAAAGACCAACACCAAAGCCAATTAAAGCAAAAGGGTTCATTAATAACAATGGAGGGGCATTAAAACCTGCTATTTTCCCACTTAAGAGTGAAGTTAATGCAACCTCAATCATAGCTAAGGATGAATTCATTTCAAAGTATACAACTAACTTGAACACCTTGGCTAAGGAAGGCAAGATTGATGAGTTGGTTGGCAGAAAGGCAGAGATTCAGGAAATCATCAAGGTTTTAGCAAGAAGAAAGAAGAACAACGTGATTCTTGTTGGAAATGGCGGTGTAGGAAAGACTGCTATCATCAATGGCCTTGCTGCGATGATTGTTAATGGTAATGTGCCACCAATCCTTGAGGGCAAGGAGATTGTTATGATTGATATTATGAGTATTGTATCAGGTACTAATTTCCGTGGAATGCTGGAAGAGCGTGTTAAAGGTCTTTTTGATGAGTTAAAATCATCAAACAAGTACATTCTTTTCATTGACGATATGCAGAATGTGCTGAAGAGTGGAAGCAAGGATAAAGACACTGACCTTTCAGGTATGATTGGTGATATTCTTTCAGGTGGTGATGTAAGGGTCATTGGTACTACAACTTTTAAGGATTATAGAAATTCAATCGAAACAAATACATCAATTTCAAGAAAGTTGCAGAAGTTGATTATTGAAGCACCTTCTCAGAAAGAGTCAATTGAAATATTGCTTAAGTCTAAGAAGTATTATGAAGATTATCATAATGTAACATACACTGATGAAGCGATTGAAAAGGCAGTTGAACTTGCTGAACGTTATATCACTGATAGGAGTTTACCTGATTCTGCTTTTGATGTTATTGACTTGGCAGGTGCTGCTACATCAGTAAGTGAAAAAGAGCCAATTGAGATTCTTAATTTGAAGAAGCGACTTAATGCTATTGACGGAGAAAAGAACGTAGCATTGAATGCAGGTGAATTTGAAAAGATTGATGCTTTAACACTTGAAGAGAATACTATTAATAAAGAACTCAGTGACTACAAGAGAGAGCAAAATTCAAAGAAGAGCAGTACTACAATTATTGATGCTGACGATATTGCAACTACTGTTTCTAACTTAACAAAAGTACCAATTGCAAAGATGTCTTCAAACGAAAAAAAGAAGATTGCACACATTGATGAAATCCTTAAACAAAGTGTTATTGGACAAGATGAGGCAGTTGATGCCATTTGCAAGGTTATTAAGAGAAATAAGGTAGGCTTGGGTGACAAGACAAAAACAATGGCCAACATTTTAATGTGTGGACCTACAGGATGTGGAAAATGCGTTACCAAAAACACAAAAATAAGAATTAGAAATAAGAAAACACTTGAAATACAAGAAGTTACAATAGAAGAGTTTAAAAAGTTAGCCAGTAGAGCCAATAAATATAAAAAATCATAATATTTATATAGAAAACAAAATATTATGACAATATTATTAGATAAAAAAAGAAAAACATTTGGAGAAGATTTAAAATTTAATGAATTTGTTGAACTATTAAAGTCATTTAATCCACTACTAAACTTTAAAAATCAAAAAATAATAAACGCATTAAAAGATTGCTTTGATTACTATTGTTCAAATGATGGAAAAATAAACAAATTAACATTAATAAAAGATGTTATTAAAAAAATTCCATTCATCAAGCATTGGCATAATTCTCGTGAAGGACTATTAGAACGTGGGTTTGATGAAGACTTCATTAACGAATATATGAAGGAGCGTAATAAGCTGTGTATAGAATATTGGCTAAAAAAAGGTTATTCTGAAAATGAAGGGAAAGAAATAATATCAAAAATGCAATCTGAAAGGGGTAAAAAAGCTGCTGGTAAAGGACCAATAGTTAACAAAAAATATATAGAATCACTTGGCATAGATTCTAATAAATTCTTTAGAGAAAGAAGCATTTGGTGTGTTGAATACTGGCTTAAAAGAGGCTATTCTAAAAATGAGGCTGAAAAAAAAATATCTGAATATCAAACAGAACTTGCTAAAAGATATGCATCAAAAAGTAAAAATGAACGTAGAAAAAATAGTGTCAAGTGCATAGAATATTGGCTTAAAAAAGGCTATTCTGAAAATGAGGCTAAAGAAAAGATTTCCGAATCGCAAAGTACATTTTCACTTAAAAAGTGCATAAAAAAATACGGAGAAAATGAAGGGCTAAAAAGATGGAAGAAAAGGCAAGAAAAATGGCAAGATAGCCTAAACAAAACAGGCTTTCATCAACTAGGCTGTTCCAAAATATCTCAAGAACTTTTTGACGAAATATTGAAAAAATATCCAGAAGAAGAAAAAGATTTTGTTTTTTATGAAAATAAAAATAGAGAATATACTTTAAAAAATGACAATAATTTTTACTATAGGTACGATTTCTGTGATTTGAATAAAAGAAAATTCATTGAATTTAACGGAGATATTTATCACGCTAACCCAAAAATGTTTAAGCCATCTGATAAACCAAATCCATTTCACGATAAGACAGCTAAAGAACTTTGGAAAATAGATGAAGATAAAAAAAAATATTGCTGAAAGAAATGGATTTAAAGAGTTTGTAGTGTGGGAAAAAGATTATAGGGAAAATAAAGAAAAAGTAATTAATGAATGTATAAATTTTTTAAAAAAATGAATGAAAAATTATCAGACACTATAAATAGAAAATTTACAGAAATAATTGATGTTACAGATTACGAAGTTGAGACTGATGATGGGTTTGCTGACATCGTTTCTATAAACAAAACAATACCTTATCTGAAATATATTATTAAAACATCTAGTGGTAAAGAACTTGAGTGTGCAGATGACCACATTCTTTTCACTGAAGATTTAGAAGAAAAATTTGCAAAAGATTTTACTATAGGTGATAAAATTTATACCATAAATGGCATTGAAACCGTCACTGATGTTATTAACACAAATGAATATGAAGAGATGTACGATTTGGCGTTGTCTGACGATTCAAACCATAGATATTTTACAAATGGAATACTAAGCCATAACACGCTAATTGCGAAGAAACTTGCTGAAGAGATTTTTGCTGATGAAAAGGCTTTGATTAGAATTGATATGTCTGAGTATTCAGAGAAGAATTCAGTTGCTAAATTAACTGGTGCTGCACCTGGTTATGTTGGTTATGAAAATGGCGGACAATTGACTGAAGCAATTAAGAATAAGCAACATTGTGTTTTGCTACTTGATGAGATTGAAAAGGCAGACCAAGAGGTATATAACCTATTCCTTCAATTATTTGACGAGGGTCGTTTGACGGATTCAAGCGGTCAAATTGTTAACTTTAAGAATGTAATCGTTCTTATGACATCAAATATTGGTGCTAAGCAAGCATCTGATTTTGGAGGTGGTGTTGGATTTAATACTGACGAAGAAGCAAACAAGAAGTCAATTATTGAAAAGTCACTTAAGAAGAAATTCACGCCTGAGTTCTTAAACCGAATTGACAAGATTGTTTATTTTAACTCTTTGACTGACGATAATCTTAAGTCAATTGTTAAACTGGAGGTTAAGAAACTTGACGATAGATTGCACGAACTACATTATGGATTACATTGTGATGAGAAGGTAGTTGATTACCTACATGTTAAAGCAGTTAGTCAGAAGGAGTTTGGCGCAAGACCTATCATTCGATTGGTACAAGATAATCTTGAGGATAAAATCACTGACTTGATGCTCGAAAATGATTACAAACAAGATTACGTATTTAGTGCCACTTGTACCGACAATAAAGTTGTAATTAAATAATAACACTCATAATTTTTCAAATATTTTTTATACCTTTCAATGGAGAGCATTATTTCTGTAATGGCTCTCCATTTTCTTTTTAAAATAAGCAAATTTTGAAATTTAAAAAATTTTTTGTATATTTGCATTTGTAAACCTATAGCAATATGATGGCTTTAGATTTAACCAATAGATTCGGAGATAGCGGTATGACCGCTGAAGAACTATTGGCTAACGTTGAGATTAAATCAACAAAACCTGACGATGTTTCTCGCATTATTGAGTTTATTGCGAGAAGTTGGGGAATGAGTGGGAACTTTGAAGCATTCACTCAGGTAGTCCATTCAAAGATGGATTTAATGAAATCAGTGAAACTGGTTGACAAACGAGATGGCGAGATTTATGGCTTGCTACTTTTCGCTTATTATCCAATTCAAGAAGGCTCTCCTATTATGGGAATTAACCCAAGTTTAGGTACATATTTAAACCAATACACGCAACTTAATGGTCATTCATTCATTATTGATGAACGTTTGAGAGGCTGCGGTTTGGATAAAAAAATGCTCCTATTTGGTAAAGAGTATATTGATACTTTTGATTTTGTATGGTGTGCCGTTGAAAAAGATTTGAAGTCGCATAACTATTGGAAGAAACTTGGATTCAAAAAGATATTTTCAATTCCTGAGGCTTCATTTTATATAATATCCAACAATGATGCTATTAATTTTGATTTGAGTCATTATTATGGCTTAAAAGATTTTTCGTGATATTTATATATTATAGCGTGTAATATTATGAAGAAGATAATTATTAGCGAAAATAAGCGTGATGTCCTTCTCTCAGCGATTCTTAATGAGTCGTTGAGTGATGGAGACCAATCAGATAAAGTCCTACAAATCAAGAATTATCTTGATTCCAATTTCTCCAAGGCTACTAGTGACATTGGTACGTTTGATGAGAATGGCGAAAGGAAAAAGCAATCTTTTGTTGCACTACTTGATAGTGCGAAAAATGTCTTGAAGTTATTAACTGATAGACAAATATTTGATTTGTTACAAGAGAAATTTAAGACAATCTTACCAAACAATTCGGAAGAGGATAGGAAGACTCGTGATAACTTTTTGAAAAAAGTTCTTATTGCTTGGTATAACAATAATATAACTAATCAAGGTTCTATAATAGAGAAATAGACTAATAATAAGAGGTCACCTGCTATGGCAAACTCGCTCTCACATAAGTCATAGCCAACGAACGAGGGATTCGTTCGAACCTCAATAAAATTCGATATGATGAGACATTTAAAGAAAGTATTTTTATTTTTATGTATGATGTTTGCCGTATCAGTAAACTCATATGCAAGTGGAAATCAAAAAAAGGAGATGAATGAATCAACGAAAGTTGAAAATGTAGAAAGTAACCCATCTAAATGGGACAAAATTATGAACGCAATTATCCAAGTTGAAAGTTGTGGAGACCAAAACGCAAGAAGAGGAAACTCACTTGGAATTTTGCAAATTACGCCTATCTTAGTTAGAGAATGCAATGACATCCTTAAACGTAAAGGTAGTAAGAAGAGATACACATTGTCAGATAGACTAAATGTTAAGAAGTCTAAAGAAATGTTTATCTTAATAATGAACCAATATAACAAATCAGGCAGTGCTAATGCTGCTTGTAGAATTTGGAACAGTGGTATTAATAGCAAAAGCGTTAACCACGGATATTGGAAAAAGTTTTTGAAATTTTACAAAAGTTAGTAGTAAAAAAGGTTGGGCTTCAATTAGTCCAACCTTTATTGTTATAGCCCCATGTTAATTCTTCCGACGACTCTAAATATTTTTCTATCAATATAGCGTTTCTTTTTAGGCAATGATTTAATAAATTGATTAGTATTAATCCCAATATTTTTACACGCTGCATCAATTTTATCATAATTTTCTTTAGATGCTCTTGCTTGTTTATATACTAATTCACAATCACTTGATAAATACAGTAAATCATTAAGAGCAGTATTGTTTTCGCCATAATCAGCATACAATTCTTGTATTCTTGCGTCTATCTCAGTAGGTGTCAACTTATAGTATAATTCTGCGACCTTTTTAAAGTATTTGTTTTTAGCATTTTTAATAATATTATCTATAGAGTTTGAATCATCATACCTGTATTTGAAAGCCTTATTATATGCTTTTTGGTTTTTAACTGTTCTGTAGAGTGAACCCTGCATAGAATGCATCATCTCGTGATTCAATGTCTTAAAAATTTCATTTACAACACCATTATTTCTATCACTAATATTGAAATTAAGAGGTACTACAAATTCTGTTCTAATCCAATCTCCAAATGAAGTACCTACCCTATTAAGGTTTAAAAGTTCAATAACGTCTGATTTATCCATTACTTCAGGGTCATACCCATAGAATATGGCTTCATATCCTTCAGGCATATATGATATTTGCTCAGTATTAATCGTGAACATTTTAACGTACATGTCATCCTTATAATATCTCCATTGCTTAGCATTAAATTTTCTGATTACTTGCTTATATATTTCTTCAACATGTTTGTATATTTCATCAGATACGCCTGCGCTCTCAATTAAGATATTATTTATTTCATCATTTATTGTTTCTTTTATTATACGATTGATATTCATAATAATTTTTTATTATTTATTTAAATAAATAGTTAATTTTTATATTAACTTAAGTGAATATATCAACTATTTATATATAAATTTAATGATATGATTTACTTAAAAAAATTTAGTACGGAAAATGATTATGTGGCTTATAGAGAT